TATTTATGCTCCTTAAAAACAGAAAAGCCTGCATAAGCAGGCTCAGGAATTATCAATAAAACATGTGTATCAGGACTAAACAGGGGGCAGACGTTGTTTACCGTAATTCTCTTTTATCAACCTGTGTGTTTCGTCGTTACTGGCTTTCTCCATGGCCTTTTTCGCTTTTTTTCTTTCATCCTCAGCTTTGCTTGCGGCTTTTAAAACCTCATCCTTTTTCAGCATGCCCAGATTTCCCGTCTGCACATAATAATTGACCGCATCAACCGCATCGGAATTACCTGCAATTTCGGGATCTTCCAGTAATTTTTTTGACGCACCATCTATCTGCGACTGCTGAACCCTCGCCTTCGCGCCAGGAAGCCCAAGCCTCGCCTCGAACTGGTCGACCGCTACCTGTCCATCTGTGCCACCTCTTGCCGCGCTCGCATAAATCTTAGCCTCTTCTTTCTGGATATCAGCCTTTGAAAGTCCCTGCGGTTGCTGCAAATACTGAAGGTAATTGTGGCTGGCTTCGACACGCGATGACGCTGTATCCAGTACCCCATGAATACTGACGCGTTTCACGTTATCCCGTAAATCAGAACTCCGGTTCTCCGTAACGGGCTTAATCGCCTCCTTTCCATCTGCATATTTCACTTTGACAAAGACGGCGACATCATCAGCGGAATGATGGTTATGGTCACTCTTATCCGGTACAGGGGCAATATGGTGTACCTGTGCGGATACTATTTTTTGCCCTGTTTTCGGGTCAACCTGACCAACAGCGCGATCGGCTTCTGCCTGGAAAAGAGGTGCTATATCACCCATGTTTTCGTTAATGCTGTGAAGGGTTGCCATCGGGTCTTTATGAGCATCCGGCGACGACATTATGTTGTAAAGTTTTTGCCCTGCATTCACCGTTGACTGTGCATACTTTGGATCTTTTAGTATGCGTGCCAGTGGAATGTCATAAGGAACATCAGCCATGATGTTTTTTGCTGCTTCGTAGTCTCCCGCCTGAATAGCCTGCTGCGCCATATTCGTCTGGAGTGCATATTGCTGTATCCGTTGCTGATAACGCGCATTGTTCATCTGAAAATCATGCGTTTCTTTCTGCATCTTCAGTTGCTGGGCTGCATTCGCAAGTAACGAGCCCCTGTATGACTGGTTTGCCTGGAACGTTTTATTCCAGTGTTCATTGTTAGAGTCAAAATTACGCTGGTCAGACTCTCTACGATACCCAAACTCATCCTGCGCCAGTTCATAGTTGCGATCGGCGTTCTTCTGCTGCTGAGCCAGTGCAGCCTCACGCAGACTCAGCGCCTTACGATGCTGCATCGCATTATCAACGGTACTGAACCCCGCCAGTAAACCTTGTGCAAATCCGTCCATATATCACCTCTCAGAATATTGAGCCGAAAAGACCGCCTGCGACAGCACCTATCCCGGCACCTATTGCTGTTCCAATACCAGGCACAACAGAACCAATCATCGCTCCTGTGGTCGCACCAGTCGCCAGTCCAGTACCAATATTCTGCTTGTGCTGCATTTTGGCCTGCTCTTTCATCTGCTTATTCATCATTTCGCGCTGTTCATTCAACTGGTCAGCCTCACCCAGCCCCTGCATTGCCTCTTTGCGCGTCTGGTTTGCCGCATCAAGTAATCCGTATCCCATCTTATGTTCCCGCGTTATTGTTACTGCCGCCGCCGATATTAAGCTGCTGGCGTACAGGTGCTGCCCCGCCAGTCAGAATGTTCATCTGGCGGTCCTGTTGCGCCTCGCGAATCCCGTTCTTCGCACCGGCTATTGCCAGCGCCGAACGTAACCCCAGGGTGTTATCCTGCGGATTCTGCGGCCTGATAGTCCCGTAACGTGCCATCTGGTTATTCAGCCCCAGTTGTGCAGACTGAAGACTGTTTGCCGCTATGCTGTCTGTTCTGCCAAGTTGTGCATTCATCAACTCATTATTGGTGCCGAGTTGCATGAGCCGTTCCTGCTTTGGGAAGTATCGAGTCAGCCAGTCGTCATACTGCTCGCGTATAAGTTGTGCGAATGTGTCGGAGGCGTAGTGTTTCCCCCTGTATGCACTCGAAATGCTGCTCATAATGGTGTTCCTTTAAAAATTAAACCCGCTGGCGAAATTCTGAAGACCATTAGCGCCAGTTCCCGCTGTTTTCGGTAGAAGATTGCTGTTACCATTCCCGTCAAATTTGTTAGAAGCATAACCAGCAAGCGCCCCCATACCGGCGCCAACCAGCGAGGCATTGCCCTGACGCCGCATATATGCCGCCTGTGCATCCATGCCAGCTTTACGCAGACTGTTTTCCGCCAGGCTGTTGTACCCCTGCAATGCATCGGCTTTCTGCCCCGCACCGAGAGCAACCACATCCTGCAAACCGGCGATGTACTTATCAGCCTGAGAAGACTGTACGCGATTGGTAGCGTCAGTCTGTCCAATTGCCTGTTCGCCGGAAATATCATTCATCGTTTCCTGGAATTGACCGCTGCCCGGATCGACGCCTGCGGCCGCGAGCTGGTTCGCAGCCTGGTGTCTGACCTCTCCGAACTGTTTCTGGTAGCCAAGATTCGTCACCCCGGCCAGATTCTGGTATTTATCCTTATTGTTCAGCTTGTCCACGTCCGCCATGAAGATATTTTCCATCGGCTTCAGTTTGTCGCTGTAAAGACGCCATTGCTTCATGGCTATTTCTGCCTGAGCTTTCTGCTGCGAGGTTTCCTTAATTTCCCCGCTACCTCCGCCACCTTTACCCATTTCCTGGCTCCTTATATGAAAAAACCCTGCCGGAGCAGGGTTATCAGTGATGTCGTACTTTTACACCTGAATGCGAAACACCATGAATCCATCTTCATCATCCGGCATCCGTTCAAATCCAAGCCGCTTTCCCAGACGGATAAAACCTTTACGCGTCGTATGAAACTCAGCCCAGCGTCCACCGGACATGCGGGTTAATTTCTTTACCTCCGGCAGATACCGCGCCACGCTGTCATAACCCTCGCAAATTCCCAGCCAGACCAGCACATACGGAACGCCGCCTTTCACCATCGGTTTCAGGACCAGTTGACCATCCGGCGCACCAAAGCAAAACGCCTGCTTTTTACGGCAGGCGTCCTGTATTTCATTCAGCAAATTCGGGTTACCGGTATCAGCCATCACCCGCTGCATGTATCGTTCAGGCTTTGTCATTGTCTGCTTATCCCTCCTCCGGCCACCCCACTATATAATCCTGAATCGCCTGATAATCGCTCAGCGCATCAACGTCCTCTTTCATCTGGCGCTGACGTTCGTGGATTCTGAAGCCCTGTAAAAACATCGTTGTGCTCATTGCTGTACTCATGGCTTCAAGGTCTGTGGACTTAACGGGAACATCAATATTGTCAGCATCCGTCCAGAAAAAATCAGCGGGCAGTATATTCAACCGGTCAGCCTCCAGGGATGCGCTAAGACGGTCCTGCGAAGCTTTATCACAGTCCCAACGGTGACCATTGAGACTGAAAGTGATACTGACGTGCTCCTGTTGGTTGCGCCAGACATTTATTTCATCGTGTTTTTCCAACCTGGCTACTGTGAGCATTTCAGAAGTAACAATAAACGGCTCAACCTCTCCGTATTTTCCCGATTTCAAATCGGAATAAAGTTGTGGACCGAAATCCGCTGAATCATACGCTGTCGCAATATAAGGCAGATAAAGCGGTGTACCGTCCGGCGAGGTTAAATCATCAAAGCGAACATCCGCCATGATAATACCGTCATCCCCGTACCGGGCATTTTTTGCATCGGTAATAACAGTCATTTATCTTCTCCCATAAAAACCCCCGCTACAGAAATCTGCAACGGGGTAAAAGGGTGCTTTGAGGCTATTCTCAACACTATAAAGAGTGGCGGAGGATTGCTCCCCCGCCATAGCTCTTACCTGGATTCGTAAGCCATATGAGCCACAACCTCCGTTCCGCCGCTTCGGAAGCTAACGTCGCAGAGGGTTTTGTTATTCAGTAACAACACTCCGAGAAGCGTGATACTGACAACGATTAGCGCTATCAGCGCCAGTTTTTGTGGCTTCATAGCCTCGTTTCTCCTTGACCTTTCGGCCTGTAAGAGGCTATCTTCATGTTGTCAAGCATAGGATAGGCCTCGTAGGTGGTTAATAAACATTAATTACCTTCGGGGCTTTTTCTTGCCTGCCATTCACGAATGCTTCAGGCAGACAGCCCAAAGCACCCGTTGTCAGTCTTACTGATTCAGATGTGAGTAATCAAGCCTTCGACATCCAGACGACAGCACTATGATAATAATCGTAAGGCTTATTATTTATGCTAATACCATGTGCCTCCCATGCTGAAAGCGTTATAGCCCTCCCTTTCTCCAGACGGTAAACATCAATATACGTGTCGGGTGCGTATTTTTCATGAACATTGAAAGCACCACTTATAAGCCCTCCCTGGGTAATTCTTATCGACTTAATCGGCGTTTGATCAACCCCATTAAAACGAACAGGTCTTCCATCTCCCAGAGACACGAGGTTCATATCAAACATCTGCGGCGGAATGTACACGCTGTTCTGGTACAGTACATATGTTTTCGCAATATCCCCGTCAATCTGAGCCGCACTCAGGCGACCGTCTATCTGACAGTTCTCCAGAATATGAACATTGCCCATCGTGCCGCCGACCGCATACAGATCGTAAAAAGTCCCCCACCTCGAAGTCACGTTACTCAGGTTCGCATTCACGGCATTCATATTACCGTTGGAATCAACCGTAAAGTTACCGTTACTGATAGTGGCGCTTCTGATATAGGGTGCCGTCAGCGTTGCTCCAACCTTAACCTCATCGGCCACAATTCGCTGAGCTGCCAGCGTCTGAACCACTGCGTCATAAATCAGCGCTTTCTGGATCACTACTTTTCCGCCAGACACTGCAAACGGGTACGCCGTATTGCCGGGGTTATTCGGGTCAAAAACAAACAATTGCGATGAAGCTATCGCCACCTGGCTAATCGGATTACCTGCCGCATCTTTTCCGGCAACGATACCAATTCCAGCTTTTATTCCGGCCGCGCTTGCTTTTTGAGCCCACATCGCCTGAAACGCTTTGCCGCCATCTTCACTGATTTCCTCGATATGCTCATTCGCGGCTTTAGCTGAATCACTGATTTCCTTTTTCAGCACATCAACAATCGGCGATTTAGCAGCCTCATCGTGTATCTGGTCAATCACGGCCTGTACATCCATCTGCGTTTCTACCGGAGTGCCATCAGGTAAGTTATACGGACCAGACACGCCTGCTGAGTTAACAAACCTTATCCAGTAAAATCCTTTCCAGCCGGGGTTAACTGAATCACTGTAGACCTGCCCCGGCGTTGTACCCACGAGAGCGGCATCAGAAAGGTTATCCTCTGTACCCCGCCAGACCTCAGCGAGGGAATGACCGTTATACTTCGGCATCACCCATTCAAGCAGAACATAACCAAAGCCGCCCGTAACCTGAAAACCTTGCGGTTTTGTGGGACGTTCCGGTGGCGGTATCTCCGGGAAAATCCCCTGCCCCAGACCAGGAGCAAGCCTGATACCTCCATTGCCTCCGCTCATTTTCGCCAGTTTCAGTTCTGCAAGCTGGCGCTGCGTGACAAACGCATCTTTCCCGTCACCGCGCTGACCAGTACCAATTTCCATATTCTCAACAACAGCGGCTAAATCCTTACCCGCACGCCACGGTTTTTTACTCACGCGGGCATCTCCGGCATTGATGTACTCAGCGTAATACGATCAACCTGCCCGAAGCCTGACACTTCGAGATACCATTCACGGCCTGTGACTGATGGCAGTTTCAGCACTGAACCCGACAATGCCCCTGGCGGTAACTGGATCACCGGCTGGCCGTCGGCAAATACAGAAACCCCCACACGTTCAGGATAAGGCGCTTTGATTCTCAGACATGAAAAGCTGGTATTTTCCTGCGCAATAAACGTTTTTGAGCGCCAGACAAACGGCAGTGGCGTATTCGCGCCCTGTGACACCAACAACTCCCGCCCTTTCACCAGGTACAACGTATCGGTTGCCGTATCGTTATACGCCGTGTCGAACGTCGTGCTCATATGCCGGATATCCATATCCTGCGGGTTGAAGATAAAGACGGCCTGACTGCCATCAGTTTTCGTATAACGGGCCACATACTCGCCGCGATACTGGTACGCTTTGACGGATGACGGGTTAAACATTTCGCGCCACTGCTCCGGCGAAATGATTTTTTCCGTGGCGATAACGGCATTTCCTGCCCCGTCCACCGAAACAAGCCCGTTTGTTCCCGCATAGAGAACAAAACCATCCATCACAACCATGCTTTGTCTGCTGACACACGCTTGTGTTAACGGCAGTTTTGCCCCTGAAATATTTGCAGGCGAGACGCCGCTGAACAGGTAGGGTTCTCCTTTTGTGGCCACAACCAGCGCCGTTCCGATTGAGGCGATGGCAACAATATCCTCCGCCGTGGTCTGTCTGTACGCATCAGGCCAGGCATAAGGCAGAAAAGCCTCAGAAAACATCACTTCGTTTCCGGCAAATCCGGCAGCAATACCGTTTGCCATCATGCAAAGGCCAGTCATGTTGTCCGGCGGCATGACGTAATGTTCTGTCTCAAGTACAGGACCAAGCTGCTCAGCCAGCAGATCATCATGAAATGACAGCACTCCCGCATCAAGTTCGGTCACCAGCAGAAAATCCGCATTACCACCACCAGAAACAGAACGGTAAATGCGGCGGCGGGTAATATTCGAATTCTGTAGCGGAGGCGGCTGCATGGTCAGGTTAACGGAACCACCTTTTTTCACCGTCACTTCCATCGATTCCGGTCCCGGCGGTCCCTCTTCGCCATAAGCAGTGACAAAGGTCTGGGTATAAAAGCGTGTTTCGTCGTCCTTAGCGTCATCCTCGTCAGCCCCCTCAACTGGCGGAGGATTTAACACTGTACATGTTATGGCAATTCCCGAAGCGGGGACGCCCAGCCGGTAACTGGTTGTCGGATACGGACCAGCCCCCGATGTCGCAATCTGCGCACTGGTGAATTTGGGATACTTCCCGTCTGTGTAGTACACGCGCCCGTAAGGGTCCTGGGCGACAGGGCTTCTTACCGCATCGACCATGCCCTGCCAGGTAAACCACTTATCTTTGCGATACAGAAAAATCGTTTCCGGTTTAATGCCAAATGTGACGTTACTTTCCACATCATCATTCACGGGTGTAATCACACCAAACCGGAAATGGCAGTTCCGCGCAAGCAGGGCAAATGCGTCAGGCAACATATGAGATAACACGCGTGGCATTTCACCACGCATTGAAATAATATCAATAGCAGGCATGAATTACTCCGGTTCTTTAATCAAAAAAGCCCACGTGTTTGACTCCGTGGGCTTTGTTTTTACTATTTGTTTAAGGCATGAAGCGCCAGTTCTCGGTTAACGTAATCTCCGACCAGCGTGGCTCCACCAGTTCGCACACTCCTCATTGACCTGAATCAACGAATTTCCTTATCTGCCTACAATACTTTATTTACATATATATGTAGCGCGAGAGTCCGCCATATCTACAACAACGACTCAAATTCCACTATCTCATGCTTAGGGGCTGAAGGTGCCCCTTCTTTTTTTATTGACAACTACCACCTGCAAACACGAAAAAGAGACCAAGCACTTGATTTACCTACCATAGAGCACCATAAGGTGTCGGTTCCTATCCATGTTGCAACAGGGCTGCGAAAGCGGCCCTCTTTTTTACCACATGAATTATTGATGAAAGCTGTTATACGTACCCTCGTCCTTGTTCCCGCCGTGATCGCGTTCACTTTTCAACGTGCGGATGTTGCCAACAGAATTGACTATGTTGAATAAAATTCCGTTTTTTAAAAAGTCGGGACACCATGCTGAGATACTGCCATTCCTGATTTTCAACTGGTTGATGGTTGTCGTGCAGGTTATCTGTCTTGCAGTGTTGCTGGTTGGCACGTTCGATATTGTTCTCCACAACGTAGGAGAGCCTGTAGAGGGCTCACTCGGTACTATTACCAGAAGTGAATAATTGGTGTTGACACCAACTACCAGCAAGCACGAAAAGATAACAGCTCGTACTTACTCATAAAAAGAGCACCATCAGGTGACCTGAATATTCCATGACTATCTCACTCAGGGGTTTTACATAAACCCCTCTTTTTTGATCGGTGCCAGTTAAATGATTTCTTCATACGGATTGGGTTGTATTGCGATTTCATTGCTCGTATCTGTGATAGTTATCCTGATAGAGCGTTATTCTTGAGGAACCATCAGAAATAAGCGTCTTTATTTGCTGTTCCGCGTCAATTCTGTCATAAGTGACTAGTGACGCCCGAATACACGACGCAACGTGTTCCAGGATTTAACTCACGTTGTCGGGCGTCACACCTATCGCTTAATCTCATAACACCAATACATTTTTCTGGCTTGACCTGTGCCTGCTGCGTATGGAATAAGATTCATGCATATAATTGTTATTTTTATTATATAGGGGCATGATCCGACGCCCCTCTTTTTTTGGGGCGGAACCGTGAATAAACTTTGGCTCATCATGCTCGGCATTGGTGTTATCTGTGCGCTTATTATTATTCTGCTCGACGTTATTAATGAGTTCCTACACGGGCACGACAGCTAACCATCGTTGTACGCTTCCATCTCAGCATACCGGACATGCTCCCCCCTTACTCAACCTGGCATCTTTCCTGTTGACACAGACCTGCTGCAGGCGCGAAAAGTAAATAGTCTTTATCGTCCGACAAAGAGCACCATCAGGTGCCGGATAGTTTTATCATTTACAAGCCTGGGGGCGTTACGATGCCCCTCTTTTTTTCTGGTGGGATCATGAGTTCAATTGCACTTGTACTGTTCGGGTTTATTGTTGTCTATGCTCTTGTCATCGTTGTTGCGGCTTTCATCGATGACTTTTTCCGCAAAAACAAAAGTCGTTAGCACTTCCCTTTACCAAAAAACTGCAATAGTCACGCAGGAGGATTTATGTCACATACCATGTTTGCAACAGTTGAGGCGTTCTTTCTGGTCTTTGCGGTTCTTTTCGTTTGCTTTGACGTTATTCCTGTATTAATTACAAAAATAAATAACAAAAAATAACGCAGCGCTCAGTATCGCCCCCGCCCAAACAACCGCACTGCCCAATACATGATCGTCCTTTTCCAGCGCGGTACGCCCAGCACCGTCATTCCGTCCAGGAATATCCGATCTGCTTCCCACTTCGTGCGTAGCGCGTTGTCGTACAGGTAATCGTGAATTATTGCGGCTTTGGCGTATTTGCCGTCAGGCGGTAGCAAAATCCAAAAGATGCGCGGGATCGTGGCAAGGTCAGTAATAAAGCCTGCCGGAACTTCTATTACGTCGCTGTTGTCGTCGCTGAGGTAAAACGTAAACGGCTCGTGTACGCGCCATAAATAATGGCCCAGCATTTCGAGAATTGCCGGAGTTGTGAATCTGCTCATGGTAATTAGTGTTCTGCCTGTATGATAAAGGAATTGTTTTAGAGAGCGTTGTCTACCATCAGTATTCTTTGAATTACTTGACTATCGTATTGCCGGGTGCTTCGTTGTGCTGCACCCGTTTTTTTAATTTCCTTCCGGCCAGCCTACGGCGTAAGTCTGAATCGCCTTATAGTCCGTTAATTTGTCCACTTCCTCTTTCATCTGGCGCTGGCGTTCGTGGATTTTAAAGCCCTGTAGCACCATGTTCTGCTGCATGGAGGCTTCCAGTGCGGTGAGTTCGTCCGCTGTCATTGGCACATCAATGTTATCGGCATCCGTCCAGAAGAAACCTGGCGGGAGTGCGCCTGATTTGGCAACAGCCACAACAGGCGCAAGGCGGGTTTGTGAGGCTTTACCGCAGTCCCATTTTTGATCATTCAGGGTAAAAGGAATATTTCCGTTTTCCTGTGCATCACGCCACGCGTTGATTTCAGCGTGTTTTGCCTGTTTCGCTGCGGTGATCATTTCTGGTGTCACGGTAAAGGGAGTAACGGGACCGTATTTCCCGGCTTTAAGGTCGGCGTAGAGCTGGCGACCATGTTCTTCCGAATCGTCTGGGGAAGAAGTGAACGGAATAAAATCATCAAAGCCTTCAAAATGCACTTCACTGTCAATATTACCGTTTTCAGTGTAAACGCCATTTCTGGCTGAAATAATATTCATGGTAGCTCCTTATGCCACGCGACGAAAAAGACCAACATCATTGGTAAAAAAATACCCCGTCCCGATAAAAGTCCCGAAAAACGTCATGTAAGTATGTTTAATGGCATAGGCTGTACCGTTATCACCAAAAGAAAGCGCGGTCTGCCTTAACTGTGAGCCGGAGACTTTGTACCCAAAAAACTGATAATCAGGATTCCCCATATCCCAGGCAATGACATAATCTCCCACACCAGGATAACCTGATGTGGATATATTCATTGCCAGTGGCGTAGTTACGCCATCGCCTTTCAGGGTTATACCATCGGTCTTTACACTGGTGAGTCCAGGATCGTTTCTGTTCCCCTGCTGTTCTGTCGGCATTACGCCGGGAAGTGACAAGCTTTTTCCTGTGATTATCATTTTTACCTCATCAGTTATTACGACACGACCACACGGACACTGCCCTCAAACCATGACGAACGTATCCACATGACTGTCGGCGGCGTGATGGTCAGTTCTGTATTACCGAAACTGTGCGCGGGCTGGTCGTCTCCCGGTTTTACAGGGTTGTCACAGACGTCCGCCGAACCTGTTATCTGAACCAGTACAGACTGCGTGCCGTCCGTTATCTGCTGCCAGTCCCGGCCGATCGTTTTTGCTGTTGTTGCCATATTATTTCCTCAGAAAAAGTGCATAAAAAACCGCTTTCGCGGCCACTGTGCTTTGGTCTGGATTACCAGTCATCCTCTGTGGTCGTGTCATATGAACGGTATGCAAGGAAGTTTGATGTATATGTCGCTACCGCACTGCCGTTCAGCAATAGCTGCCATTGGGTGTTTGGCAGGTCTATTCTGGTATCATCCCGGCTTACAACAAACCTTAATCCTATGAAGAACCTTTGCCTGCTGGTCGCTGTGATACTTGTCCCCCAGATTACTCCCGCTGTGGTGTCATCCTTAAAGAGTACATCGGAAGTGGATACCACAAGAGACGGGTTGTTTGTTGCAACCGTGCCGGAAAATGGCGCTGTCAGGGTGATGTCTACATACTGCGAATCCAGGAAATACCAGTTCGCTGTGTCATATCCCCGGCCTGTGGGATTAGCGTACGACGCAACGCCCACTACCGACTTTCCGACAAGCGAACTCAGCCAGAACGGCGCCGGGGCTCTTAACGCCGCCCCCGCGGCAGACATCCACCGCTGTCCTGTTTCTGCCACGGCCTGAGAACCAACCCAGCCTGAACCAATTGCCATTATGCCGCTCCTTTTAACTGTCGCAGTTCTGTCCGTAATTCCTTCACGGCCTCAACCAGCAACCCGGTCACGCCGTTATAATTCAGGCGCAAAAGTCCGCCATCTTCATCTGCCGTAACCAGGTCAGGCAGAACGGCCTGAACATCCTGAGCGATAAGACCACCGGAACGTACAAGCCGCCCTCCGCTCAGAACGTCATACAACTGACCATGCAGTTTATCCACCTTGTCCAGGGCATTATCCATTGCGCGGAAGTTACATTTACTGCGGCGGTCAGAACGAATATAGGTGTCGTTGACATAAGTGTTACCCGTTACTGTCAAATCACCATAGACCGTCCCACTGAATGAACCTGTCGGGCCTGCGGGACCAGTAAGACCACGCGGCCCCATCGGACCAACTGGACCCGGAACACCCTGAATCCCCTGCGGGCCTGCCGGACCTGCCGGACCTGTATCACCTTTGGGGCCTGTCGGTCCCGGCAGTCCAGTATCACCCTTAGATCCCTGAGCGCCTGTTAATCCTCTTAACCCCTGCGGACCAGCAGGGCCGGTTAATCCCTGTGGTCCTTGTGCGCCAGTTATACCCTGAATGCCCTGCGGTCCCGCTGGCCCGACAGAACCAGCATCACCTTTTGGCCCCGGCAATCCTGTCGCGCCCTGTGGCCCGGCTGGTCCTGTCAAACCTCGTGGGCCTGCTGGCCCCGGCGTTTTGGCTATCAGTTCGGCGGCACGCAATGCGGCCTGTGCTGAGGTCGCAGAAGTGCCCGCGTTTGTTTCAGACAACTTAGCCGCGTTCTGACTGGTGAGCGCTGCCGCTGCCGATGCTGCCGCCTGCGATGCAGATGCCCCCGTGCGGGTTTCCACCATCGCCGCCCTGCTCTCGCTGGCCTTTGCTGCTGTTTCTGATGCTTTAGCGGCGGTTGCTGATGCGTTTGCCCCTGATGCGGAAGTGGCTGCCGCATTCACGCTTCCCTGAATGGCACTAGTCGCTTCTGCCTGCTTCTGGTTAATCGCCAGGATTGCGTTGTTGCGGTTGATATCAATATCCGCATTCGCTTTTGTGGTGGCGGTGGTTGCTGCCTGTGTGATAACCGTTATTTGCTGGCTGACATGCGTATCAAAACCCGTCACCTGAGCGACCGCTGCATCTTTTGCCGCTGTAGCGCCTGTCGCGGACAGCGCGGCTTTCGTTGCGTCGCCCTTCGCGGCTGTTGCGCTGGTCGCAGCATTTGTTGCTGCTGTTTGTGCGTTAGTTGCATGGATTACGGCGTCTGTTGCAGATCTCCCTGCACGGACCTCTGAATCAGCGGCCTTAGCTGTACTCAGTGCCGCATCTGATGCGCTTTGCCCTGCGTTTGTTTCGGATAACTTTGCCGCGTTCTGGCTGGCGAGCGCTGCGGCCACCGATGCCGCTGCTTTTGTCACTGAATCCGCAGCATTGATTTCGCTTGTCCTGGCTGCCAGCGCTGAACCTGCTGCGTTTTTTTCTGACAACGCAGCCCCACTGGCGGCTTCTTCGGCGGCGTCATTTGCACCTGCTGCGTTCAGGGCTGACTGACTGGCACTGTCTGCGTGTTCTGCAACCTCCTCTCTAATCATTTCTGCCGTAAGAAGGGCTGCGTCTTTTGCCGCTTCAAGAGCCGCGCTTTTTGCCGCTGTGGCCTGTTCCCCTGCATCTGCGGCACTCAACGCAGCCGACACTGAAGACTGGTCCGCTGCTTTGACTGCATCCTGTAAATTCTGAGCAAACCGTTCCGCGCTCTTCTCACTGTCTGCCGCACTAGCCTCAGAACGCGCCGCTGCTCCAGCACTGACCTTTGCGTCTGTGGCTGATTTGGCTGCATTATCCGCACTGCCTGATGCACGGAATTCAAGTTGACGCATGGTTTCAAGGTCATCGGCAACGTTATTCTGTATCTGCCGGAAATCCACCAGAAGTTCATCAGGAATACTGACTTCGACCAGGTTACGGCGCAGTACCATATTGAGCGTCACCGTGGTTTCGGTGCCATCAAGGCGAAAACTGCCATAGATCTGACTTTTCCCGTTCACGGCAACAGTCAGTGAATACGCACCGGGTAAAACGTTCATGCCGTAATACCCGGTATCGCTGGTGACCGCCGAAGCGCTGACGCCCGCCAGTAAGTCTGGTGAGGTGGTCAGTGCCGTCAGCGTGATTTGCGCCCCGGCAATAATCCCGCCAGCAGGCGATTTAAGAATGCCTGAAACTAAAATACTCACGCTGTACCTCCGTCAAACTGAGCCTGTTTCATCCGTGCCATAAATCTGTCCGTGTTCTGTTTGATCCCCATCTGATCAGCAAAAGCCTGATAATGCTGCATGGCCTGTCCTGTATTTGCCCCGCCAGCCGCATCCTTGCTGAAAGCCCGGAACAACATCCAGTCAACCAGCGGGTTAACATATACTTCATCAATACAGTTTTCGGTTTTGTCCTCCAGGCTGCTTATCGTTATGGCATCAGGAATACGACAGACAACAGCATCAATGCTGACACTTCCATCCGGTGCCGGAAAAAGGTAAAAAATACGGGGAGTGATTTCGTTGTACACATAACGTTCAGGCACACCACTCACGTTATGCCAGTCCGGATAATCATGATCGAGAACATCACGCGGAACGGGTAAAAGCGCGTTACCGTCCGTCAGGCGGATAACATCAATGAGTCTCAGTGCTCCGGCGGGTAACGTCTGCCGCGAGCCGGGAACACATTTCAGCGTCTCAACCGAGGCCCCGGCATCAGGGCGGGCCAGTATGACGGCGCGAACAGCGTCATTGTAGTAGTCACATAACTCCGCCAGCGGCCAGCGCAACATGAGCGTGTCCAGGAGCTGCGTATTCACGCGCCCGATAATTTCTGCAACTGTTATCATCAGAAGAACCTTTGCCTGCGAACCGGATTACGGAAGGGAGAAACCGGGCTGATATCCAGTGCATCACGATATGCCCGGCGATAACCATCAGTGAATTTTTCACGAAAATACTCTGACCGCTGCGGGTCCTGCCAGGGTTTACCTGCCTGCATGAATAAAAGGGAAGCTGCCCCGTCAGCAATCACCTCCGGATAATCCAGTAAATCATCCGGTACGGTCTTCGAATCTGCCCGGGGTGCCACAGCAAACAGCACATCAACCAGATAGTGTGATACCGTAAACATCAGGGATTTATCTGTGGAAATATCAACGTTGCTATCCACAAATAACTCCCGTTCCGGTGTGGCAATGCGAATAATCCGTGTACAGGAAACCGGGGCATCGTCACTCACCAGTGGATAGATCACCCCGGCTTCCGGATTCAGGGTGACGGTACGGCGGCAGTACAGCGACTCACGACAGAAAGTAATGGCTGCCTGCAACACTGCATCGGCCATCATAATATTCAGCGGCCCGCTGATACTCCGCCTGACATATGGCAGAAAGTCATTCGGCGAAGCCATCCTGAACACCCCTTACTTTCAGCGCATCACGAACGCGAACACGGAAGTCATCGGTGCTCTCTTTAGCCCCTTTTTTCAGGCCGAGTTCTTCTGATTCACTCAGCGTCATCAGATGTGCCGAGGTGTATTTACTGATATCCAGCTCATCACTCTGAACATTGACGACGAAACTGTTTTCCGCTGCCAGACGGGCTTCGTCCTCAAGCTGTCGAGCCAGTTCCTCTTCCTTAAGCCGCTTTTCTTCTTCCTGCTGTTTCAGCGTTTCCTCCATCTGCTCATGGCGAACCCAGACGTCCTTAAACTCCAGCAACTGGTACGCCACTTCACTGTCCACATGAACGGGCTGAAGACGCGGGAACACGGCGCGACTTCCGGTAATGGTGTCGCGTTTCACATTTTTTTCACCGATATAAACGATGGCAATTTTTTCGCTCATTTCTCTTCCTCAGAAAAAAGTAAGCCCGCGCAATGGCGGGCGGGTTATCAGTCAGTATCAGTAGCCAACCACGGAATAACGAACCAGCACGTTCAGTTTCCCGGTTGCCGCTGCACCACCAGTAACGACGGTCAGCACTTCGCCATCGGTTTGCGTGGAATAGGGTTCAACCACAAAATGATGTGCCACTTTTGCGTGTACATCATCGGCATGTACCAGTTCATGGTCACCGCTTTTCACCGTAACAGTGACGCCTGCGCCCAGGTCTCCGGTAACAATCTGTACCGAATTGATACGCATCCCGATCGGAAGACGCAGCAAACGCACTTCTGTATTTGCAGCGACGGCATTCAGGTCGGCAAAACCCTCCACAACGGACTCGTTACCGTGCGCCCCCTGATAGACGTTCTCCTTATAAGACGGTGCGAAAATCACACCCGCTTCTGGTTTATCTGCCACAGGTCCGGCCATAATGATTACTCCTTAAAAAATTGCCGGGTTTAAATACCCGGCTGAATAAGAGGTGAGATAAAAATCAGATGCGTACTGCGGTATCGACGGCGATGACGCCGTGGTCCTGCATCCGTCCGGTTTTATCCTCGAAACGGATTTTTTTCAGGCCGTTGATCCAGTTAATAGCGATCTCGGTACGGTTATCCATATCCGTTTTTTTCTGAACCAGATTGAAATGTCCACCATCTTTCTGACCATAAGCGTTGGCCAGCGCCTGGGCGCCGAGCAACATTGCACGGTCGATATTGGTTTTCACTTCAATCTGTTGCGTGGTAGCGGCAAGGTTATTGTTCGAAATCGATACATGGGAGCCGGTATAGAAGCGAATCGGCATTCCGGCATATTTCCGTACCAGAATGTTACGCCACATCGCACATTCACCTTTGAACAATGGATGGTTGAATCCTTTGGAGCGGTTGACTGCACGAACCATCATCTGGTTCCAGTCCTTGCCGGATGTACTGGTGTACCAGTCATTCCACTGGCGCGGCGTGACATACAGTACGTAATACGGGTCTTCACCGTACAGTTCATCCCCCTTCAGGCGAACAGGCTGTAACGGATGCGCCATTTCATCAATGAACAGCGCCATGTTATCAACCAGGCTCAGGGAGAACACGTCGGAAGAATCCACCGCTTCAAGAGAGGTGGCATCGCCACCGAAGAAATGGCGGTTATGGGTTGGCGGCATGACATCATTAATCATGATCTCTTTAAAATCACGATGTGAAGCCAGCGGTACGATAACATCGTCAGCCATGAAATCACCGCGAGCCCCCGCCAGATGAACTACAGCACACTGGTCCTGCAAATCGTTGAAGTAGGTTCCCAGAAGGGTACGGGCTGAACTGGCAAGATTGAATTTGGTACGCTGCTGTGACATACGTCCACCCGCATCCACCAGATGACGCCCCTGATCGATACGAAGAGAGAAGTCTGCTCGGCTCAAATCTTCCCCGCGTCCTTCAATGCGCTGGTCCCCCATCGTCGGCAGTTTGGAAAGTTTGTGCATAATGCTGAAACTGACCTCATCGCCACGCTCTTTCTTCAAATCGGTGATACGAACGACCGGCGCACCCGCGCTGGTTTGTTTCGTGCTTTTTTTGTCCGGCGAAACGGCTTTAGGGGCTTCCTGTTGTTCAGTAAGGATATTCACCATCGAACGATTACGGTTAGCGGCGGTGAACAGTGCCACCTGGTACAGCTTATTCGCCTGGGCAGTAGTTACTGTTGACATAATTTACTCCATTAAAAGAAAAACCCGCCTTTCAGCGGGTCGGATTCGGTGTGTTACCCCAGCTTCTCAAGGATCGCGTCGATATCCGCGTCGCTCATGCCGCTCATTACGGCCTCTGCATCTGCATAAGAAGCACCAAGTAACTGCTCAAATTTATCCTGCGGTACTGCTGCCGTGTTCCCCAGATCTGACGGTGAATCAGGCACCACCGTTGCCGCAGCATCGGCTTTAGCGACTTTCTCTGCGGCAACAGCAAGAACCTCATGGTTGTCCTGCTCCACGACAGGATGGGAAGGCGTTTCACCGTAAGCAGCTCGCGTACGTCGTGCCACTTCGGCAAAGCGTTCCGTCAGCGGTTTATCTTTCCATGCGGGGTCATTCTGTAACTTCTCATCAAGGTGAACTGCGATGGCAAACTTGTCAGGGTCGGACCGTTGCCATTCAGCCAGGTCAGGCGTGGCGTTCAAAGCAGCAACGGCAGCGGAGTTATCCTGTTCTTCCACCTGCCGTTGCGGTTGCTCCTTCTGGATCTGTGCCTGTAAATAATCGTATTTACGGGCCATCAGGGTGAGCGCGTCCGCCATTTCGGGGTAATCCTCCCTGATTTTGGCTATCTGCTCGTCAGAAATACGCGCATCTTCCGGGAGAGGGTCTGGCGTCATACCAGCCTGTTTGATTTGTGACGTCAGCAAATCAATTTTGCGCTGCTCTTCAGCCAGTTGTTGCTCATAACGCTGAGTCAGACGTTGCTTTTCAGCACGCTCGGCTTCAAGAACGTCATAAGGAATAACATGTTTCCCGTCCCTGGTGAGAATCCCCTTCACATCCTCCTGCGGTTGCCCCTCTTCATCAGTACCGGCCCCCGGCGTCGGTGCCTTTTTATCGCCCGTGTCAGTTTGTACTGTTTCAGAAGTCTCGCTGTCAGAATGTTCCGCACGCTCTTCCTGCTCCTCGATGTCACCCTCAACCTCGATATCACCCATTTTTGCCATGAGTTCTTCGAGCTGTTCCTGGGTTTCTTCACCTGTAATTTCAAAGTCCATAATTCCCCGCATGTCTGTTTGTCGGACAGATCCGATGTTGATAAATAAAAGGCGTATCGCTGCCCCTGCGAATAAGCACACTGTTGCCAGCGGGCTTAGCAGCAGAAACAAAAAAGCCAGCGCGAGGCTGGCTGTGTACTGGTGAACTGGAGGTTAAAGCGGCATCGCTTCTATCCGCTGCTGTAATGTCTGTAATATCTGTTGTTGCAAAAGTGCTGATTCCTGCTCCGAGTTCTGTATCCCTGTGAGAATATCGGCAGCATTCGCCTGGTTCAGTGCATCCACATAACGTTGTCCCTGCGCTTTCGCTGTATCAAGCTGCGCGGCTGCGGCGTCCTTCTGCGCGGCAGCCTGTGTTTTTGCGGCATCCGCCTCCAGTTTTGCCACCTTCCCGGCCATTTCGCGCATCTGAAGTTCCATCTGTTGCTGCTGTATCTCCTGCTGCAGTTGTGCCTGCTGCTGCTCTTCCGGCGTCATTTCATCCGGTGATTTCGGTGTTCCCAGCGCGGTACGTATACGTTCAACAAACTCCTGTTTGTCCGGTACATCCAGGAGGTTCACCCACAAATCAAGCACCGCAGCCTGTACTTCCGGCGGTAAGCCCTGGATAACCTCAGACATACGCTGTGCCAGTTGCGCCTTAAACGCGGGCGTCTGCTGTACCGGCGCGAGGGCAATATAGGTATTAAGGCGGGAAATATCGTTGGTCATCTCACCATCATCACCTTCTTCGTTAAGCGTCACTGTCTGACGTTTGCGCTTGTCGTTCCGGTTAATGACCACCGCATAATTCCGGCGTTTTTTCAGGTCTTCCAGCAAATAACTCAACAACAACCGTCCCACCTGCTGGCAGGCGAACTGGTAGTTGTCGTTAATTTCAGCCAGCGTGGTACCGCCCTGCTCCACCAGGTTACTGATAGCAACGCCTGATGATGCATTGGAGTTCTGCCCCAGGAATGCCGCATAAACACCCATTGTGTCCTGGATGAGTTTTTCCGACTCCTGCATCACCGTAAACTGCTGGTTAGAAATCTGAGAGTCCTGTTGAACGCTGAAAACATCAGCTATGGAGGTTTTGTTTTTCCGGTCCGCATTCAGGCGAATAACGCCATCAGGACGTTCGACCTGTTCCATTACCTCAGAATTGGACATATCGGTGGCATCGTTGTCCATCACAACCCGTTTGGCCTGTAACTGCCAGGTCAGTTTCAGACGACGGAAGTTCACTTCATCCTGTGCGGGGATTGCGCGTGACACCAGCCCGTAAGGTTCGCCCGTTTTATCCTTGCGATAGCCCCAGAACGGCACCAGCGGAAACATCCCCTGCGGTGCAGTACACGGTCTGTCGGTAATAAAATGTGGTCCGACAAACCAGGCCTCGCGGATACGGCTTACCCGTCCGATGGTGACCTGAACGCGTCCGGTCGCTACTGCCACGGCCTGCATCAGGTTATTTTTATCGAAGGCTACGACACGACCATTATTCAGTTCAATAACGGGCATCCGCTGGTAAACGCGGTAATAGACCACCTGAAGCAGTACACGCCTGCGGTCGCTCTGGAGCCATTCGCTTTGCTCACGGCTCCAGCTCTGGTATTCCTCCCATGCGCTCATTAACTGGCTGTCCTGTCCTTCAGCCAGCGTGGTATCAACAAATCCCCGCCATTCATGGACAGCGTAATCGATGATCTGCGACATCCCCGGAAACGACACTTTCGCCTCGTCCGTGTCCATCCAGCGACGGCGCATCAGCCAGCGGCAGTCACTCAGGTCAGCTTCCCGACTCAGCCAGTCCCAGTACACTTCATTCCGGTTTACCGTTGAGACTTTAAATTTCGGGCCAAACGGATCGCTGTTACGACGGACTTCAACCCAGCTCAGCCCGGCTTTAATTTGTTCCGCGTAAGCATCTGAACGTGCTTTATTCAGGTTACTCAGGCGGCACGCATCGGCAAACTCCGCATTGATGGCATCAGCCAGTTTTTCAGCTTCTTCATCCGGATCATCGGACACCACCATCAAATCAGTGCGGGTCTTGGCTTCCATACCGAGCACACCATCAATCGTTGGTGCTATCAGATTATGAATGGTCTTCGGCTGGCCTCGTTCTTCCAGTACGGTAATGACTTCAGGATCGAGCTGATCACCATCATAATAAGCGCAAGCCTTGTTTGCACCGTCACGCCACTTTGGCTGGTGATCAATATCGGAGCTGACAGCCAGTAATTTTTGCTGTGAAAAACGCGGGGCTTCTGCGCCTGGTGAACCCGCTGCGCTGGTCTGTATCTGTTCTGTGTTCATCAGTGAGTCATCCAGTGTTTTTTGGTGCGTTCAGTTGGTTGCGACTTAATGCGTACAGGCATACGCGCCCGCATTTCCTGTGCGATGCAGTAGCTCATCACCTGGTCATCGAAGCAGCCTTCCTGAGCGTTCATCGAACCTTTGGCATTGTATACGTAGGTGTTCATCTCGCTCAGCGTTCCTGTCCAGCGGATACCGGAAATCCCTTTGTTCAGCAGGGTCTTCATACCCTCAGTCAGGATCGGCTTGCTCTGGCGCGTGGTTAACCAGCCCAGACGCGGCGTATCATCGTCGTTGTCCTGGTCAATATGCTGCTCGTTGTAGATAAAACGGGGCGGATAAATCTCACGCAGTTTGAGAATGACCGCATGGCCGTGGTTATTGCGCTCAGGTCCGATAAAGGCGGTGTTATACAGTTTCCCCACATGCGCCAGCAGGTGAGCAAATAACTCGGCGTCCAGATGTCCGAACCAGTGCGCGACCTGTTCGCCGGTACTTTGTTTGACCACATCCAGTGACGAGCGGTCGCCGTGCTCCAGCCCTTCAGCCGGGTCAGCACCGATGGCATACTGCTCGTCCGGATCGGGCAGTTCCCAGACCAGAAGATAATTCATCAGCGTACGACTGAGTTCATCCTTTTTACCGCTACGTAAAGCCTGTGCCTTTGTTCTGGTGCCCGTTACAGGCTCAATGTCATACACAATCAGTGGAGGAATACACCCGGCTTCGGCCTGCAATGTACTTTCGGCATTAAACACTCTCCGGCCTGACGTAAGGAAAGCTTCCTGCGGCGTGGAAGGAAACTCCTGCTTCATTTCCTCGCGCTGTTCTGTCTCCTTGTTGACATACCATTGCTTCTGTCCATCGGTGAGCGTGATATTCATGGCTTTTTCAACAGCCGAAAAATACTCCGCTTTTTCGCGCGTCAGTCTCAGACCGGAGGCCGGCACTTTCGCACTGTATTTGGGGTCCTGCCACCACGCATAAAAGTGGAACTTATAATCCTGTGGTGACAAATCCAGACCGGAAGTCGTTATCTCCTGTGCCCGGTTGCTCATGTCGTAGAAATCGCCGCCAACGCCTTCTGCGGTCGACTCGTCGAAAATAATGCATTCATCCGCGACAGCATTCAGCGTCCCCGTACGCAGCTCTTTGGCCTTAGCCGGATATTTCGCACAAATCTTGCCGTGCTCGGAGATATGAAGACGCTGAACCGTACCGGAACGAAACGAGGTCGCCACCTGAATACTGGAGCCATGACCAAACAGGATATAACCGCCGCTGGCACCGCTTCTTCGTTCCGCAACAGTGAATGAAGCCCGCAACCACGGGGGAAGATTGTCAAACGGCACTGCAATTTTGGTACGAAAAATCTCACTGGCTGCCTGTTTATCCTGTGCCACAATCCCGCACTTGAGGTGTGCCGTGAACAGCGCCTGGTCCAGCAGATAGATATCAATTGCCGTCGAGAACCCCAGTTGTCGCGCTTTAAGAATGATATTTTTGTTATGCATACTCCGGAAAAGCTGGCGCTGAGCCGGACGCATTCTGAAAGTAACCAGTTCCCCTTTTTCATTCTGGACTTTGTAGAGATGATTCAGACGCCACCAGGGATTGCTCAGTTTTGTCAGAATAAAAAGGCGCTGTTCTGCCTCACTCATCCCGGATAAATCAGGTTCACAGTATTGTAGCTCACTCTTCGGAGATTCCATCTAACCTCCCGGAATGGCTCATACCATGAAGCTCTGACACTATTTCAGTCATCGGGGTTGTTACCCCCTGCTTCTGGCTGGTGAGAATATCGGTCTCAGCTTTAACTTTTTCTCTGGCTGCTGCCCGGTACTCGGTATCGGCAATAATTTTTGCAGGTGTGACCGCGATAATGTCCAGCGTACCCAGCGTTCGCTCTATCGATTCAATGCGGGCAATATTGCGATCGAGGGCCGTCTCAGCCTGCAAAATTTTTCCGTACAATGCTGTACGCGCCAGAATATCTTCCGTTTTATCCAGTTCGGTAAACATACGTTTCAGGGTGGCTGTTACCGAAAGCGCCCTTGCGCGGGTAAATACCAGTTCGTCAATGAGTGCCATTTCTGCCGCATCATCCATCAGATGGTCGGCTTCGAGATATTTTGCGTATCCACGGTGTTTTACTGCGGCAGTGTTGCGCTCGACGAACCGGCAAACGGGATGAGGATTTCCACCCCGTTTTTTTCGTTTCGTCTCTGCCGAATTTGCGCAATTTTCGTCATCACTGTCTGCCAGATTTTCTTCTTCGCAATCCTCGTCGTCACTGGTTTTTTCTTCTGAAGATGCGTCAGAATTTTGCGCAGTTTTTTGTTCCTTTTTTTGCGCACTTTTCTGTGCAGACTCCTGCTCATTTTTGCGCAGTTTTATATACCGTCGGGCTGTGTCATAGCTGATGCCATTCTGCTTACACCAGTCCTGAAGCTTGATACCTGTTCTGGCATGAGCACGCTGAAATTTCTGCTCCAGCTTTTTCCAGTCGGTCTTTGCCATAACATCTTCCTGTTGTCACGCTCTCCATACGTAAAATCTGGTGAACAAAGACACCCGCAAAATTTCAGATTTCACGTAGCATCATTATTATTGGATATTATTTGAACAACTTCTGTTATTTACCGTCCAGGCACTGTGTTCTGATGTAGACCTGAAGCCCGTCTATTTGCTTACATGCTTTCTCGATACGCTTTCTGAGGGTGTAATAATTTCGTTCAGCGGTTGGAGTAAGTCGGGGGCCGGTTCCATCATCCACGCCGGAGGTGGCGGAGGGGTTACCCGCTGATACGGTTGGACAACTGGCGTGGAGCTGCAACTGCTTGCGACCAGTGGCAACATCACGCTCAAGAGCATCAATTTGATTTTGTGCATCAGCTAATTCCTTCGTGTATTTTGCATCAAGGGCAGCAACGTCACGCTGGCGCTTCGTCATGTCGGTAATTGTCGCGTTCGCCAGTGTCAGCTTATGAGTAACGGTGTCCCGCTGCTGCCGGAATCGTACCGCGTTACTGTGGTAATGGTCCGTTGTCCAGGCCAGCGCGGCGGCCACTATCAGCAACGAGGCTATTACGCCAGTAGTTATGCGGTTCATGTCACCACCAGCGGATTTGCCCAATCAGATAGCCAATAGCAGCGACAAACAGTACCAGCCAGATCAGGATAAATTTCCAGTTTGGTAATTGCTCAATCATTAGTCGCAACTCCCTAATCAGTTTGCTAATATCAATCACAGGTTCTCCCTTGCCTTATTCAAGGTGCAGAAACAGAAAACCCCGACTGTTTGCGGCAATCGGGGTTTTCGCTTTTATATTCTTCGTAAATCAGAAATCGGCAGATTTTGTGTTATCCACCCGCCTAGCGCCATGTCATTTTTCAGTGAATTATCCCGGATGAGATAAAGCAAGAAGCCCGATAAACAGGAACCATCCCCAGCCACTGTAACCGCCACAAGCCAGCAGTAACGCCGCAACGAAACAAATCACTGCTGCCATATACACACCTCGTGCTCAATCTCACGACGCGTTACCAGCCCTTTCCACTGCTTGCCGCCTGCATACGTCCAGCGTTTAAGCTCGTTACAGGCTCCGGCGTTGTCGCCAGCGTTGAGTTTTTTCAGAAGGGTGGATTTAGCAAACGCACCAGTGCCAACGTTATATGCGAACGAGTAAAGTGCACCGCGCATTGTTGCCGGGATTTGGACCTTGATGTAGGGGTCAATCTGACGTGCGATGGTATTCAGGTCTTTTGTGAGCAGAATGGCACACTCTGTCTCGGTGTACGTCTTTCCGATTTTGACATCGCTGCCAGTGTGTCCGTAGCAAACAGTCCAGACACCAACCACATCCTGATAAGGCTGATAACGCACACCTTCCAGGCCATCGTTACCATTCGGTCCGGTAATTAACGCCGCAGCTATGGCAATTGCGCCCGCGCCACCAGCGATAATACTTTTAACTTTTATCTGCATCATCCAGCCTCTCTGATTCCACTATCAGGGCAGTGGTCGCGCTGTCCGGCTTTCTGGTCATCTGTTCAAGTATCTGGTTACGCTTTTCCAGTGCTGCCGCCTGTCTTGCCTGCGTCTGCTCCAGCTTCTTTTTGTAATGGCGGTTAACCCAGAACGTACCAATACCGAGAACGATGCCAATCAGAGCCCCGTAGTCGTGTACTGTCCACTGAGCGAGAGCACCACAAATCACCGCCCACAGATAGGCCAGCCACGTTGTATGTTTCTCCAGCATGATTGCTTCCCTGTGGAGGGTAGATAAAAGAAAGGGCCGCACCTGGCGACCCGTTTATGCTGTTGTGGAAACGTTACTTTTTGGCGCTGGCTTCGGTGGCGTCCGGTGCCGGTTGTACCGAGGCGGCAATATCACTGACAATCGCGGTGTACTGCTCTATCGCGGCCTGCTCGTAGGCATCGAGTGATTTGCCCTTTTCGTTCGGTGACTGGATCTCCATCTGGAAAATCTGAGTGCCGTCCTCTTTCACTGCGCATACAGCAACACGAACCTGCTCACCTTCCGGCAAGATGTAGCTGACTTTGACTTTGTACATAATTTCTCCCGCCTGTCCGGCGATTTTAGTTAATAAAAAAGCCGCGCATTAGCGCAGCCCTGTTGACCCGTACAAACTGAAATGCTTATCGTTTCTTCGTTGCGCATATCCTGAAGAGTGAGCAACCTCCAATTTGATGTTAAACATTGTGTGATTCGCCCGGCCTGTTATTCCGGGCTTTTTTTTCGGGAGAGGCCAGAATGAGCACCTTCGAAAAACTCGCAATATTTATCTGTTTTATGGCTATCGCTGCAGCGTTGATTTTCTACAGACTGCATAACCCTTGATGCGGGTCGGCGTTAATCGCATCCGCGCACATAGCCGAGGATGTACCCAAGTCCATTACATATAATTAAATCACGCATTAGCGCAGCCCTGTTGACCCGCACAAACTGAAATGCTTACCGTTTACGTGCCTTAACCCTATGAGGCAAAACTCGTAAATACTCATTTAGACGCTATTTCGTCATTCCAGCCCGGTTCTCTGACCGGGTATTTTTTTGCCCAAAGAAAAAGGCTACCGAAGTAGCCTTTGTTTTCCCTGGTATTGTAGTGTCGCGGTGCCGGTCGCTACCCGGTGAGCCTTTGGTTGATCTGCCATGACCCGTGTTCATGTCTGCTGCAACTATTGTCAATACACACAGATGATCAGTTTGCCCCGCGCTAACGGGATTCACCGCAACATCATTACAATAACATGATAATTTACATGGTTTACTAGTTTAGGATTTATCTGTTTAACTTAAACACAGAAATCAGGCAAGGTGTTGATGGCTACACAGTTCTGCTGAGTGTGTAGACCTCCAAGTGTTGACGTATCCCTTGTTTTTCAAGTTCAGTATTTACTGCCCGCCATCCCTGTGGCGGGTTTTTTCTGCCTGAAATTTGCCCTTTAACGATGGGCCGCCGCCGCGTGACCAGCGGAGCTACACAGGGGGATATGGTGCTGGTTAACGGATCTGAACCGCTACCCATTCGCTTACAAGGCGACTGCTCTACCGTTGGAGCTAAACCAGCATGTCTGGGAATCGAACCCGCATCATCAGCTTGGAAGGCTGAGGTAATAGCCATTATACGATGACCGCTTATGAACGCAGGTCTTTCCCTGCCGTCACCGCGACGATATTTATAGTCATGCGTGGAAAGACTATTGCGTCGGTAGGCTACTTATTCAGTAGTCTACACTTGCCTGGTGGCCCTTGCTGGGTTTGAACCAGCGACAAAGCGGTTATGAGCCGCCTGCTCTGACCACTGAGCTAAAGGGCCGATAGTGTTACGGTGCCGGGTGCCTCCCGGTGAGTCGTTGGCTGGCTGCCGACCGTGACTCGCGCTACCTTGATAATTAACTATCCTGAAACCACTTCCGCCCATGCGCATAGCTGGATTCACCGCAACGCCGGAAAACTACTGTTTGCTGGTGGTATTTTGCAACCTCTCCCGGCAAGGGTGGAATTATCCCTACTCTTAGTCCGTTGACACTCATTAACGCAAATGATTATCGTTTTCACATCTTCATAAGTTGCGATTGCTTGTGAGGGTCATAACTCAAAACGTTGCTTCCAATACATTTCCCCGTCACCTGCCCGGTGCCGGGGACTTTTTTACAGTCAGGAGGTCCCCGGATGAACGCACTGGCACAAGCACTCTACTGGTTAGTGGCTATTGTTTTGGGAGGTATATGGTTCGCCTGGATGCTGGCTATAAACGGGCTGTTTATTTTCTGAGTACTTAATTCCCGTATTTCTGGTTCTGGAGCGGTCAGCGGGAATCGAACCCGCACCAACAGCTTAGAAGGCTGCTGCTCTATCCTGCTGAGCTAGTGGCGGATTAGCGTTGCGGTGCCGGGTGCCTCCCGGTGGACTTACCAGTCACAAAGTCCGCGGTCTCGTTTACGTTTCTCATCAGAGAAATTTGACTGTACGCCCATGCGCATAGCTGGATTCACCACAACACCGGAAAAGCTACTGTTTGCAGATTAAGTCTGGCAATAAATTTTTTAATCATCTATCCCCAGAAAAATCAGCTCATGCTCTATACGCTCGATAACAACGCAGTATATGACTACGCCACAAAAAAAACTGGAGAGCAGAAGCAGCCTGACACACCATTTTTTCAACATCATCGCCTTCCTGTACTGACGTCGAAACAAACATTTCAAGATTAACTGGATTGTAAAGTTGCGGTGCCGGGTGCCTCCCGGTGGATTTCTCCGCATAGCCAGCAGTGGAAGCTAAACCTAACTACCCCCCTACGCCTAGTGGGATTCACCGCAACAACAAAACCCTACAATCACCAGGTTATTTATGGCAAGTTCACATAACTGATTTTTTTCTGATAAATATCAAAATTTCTCTAATCTGATCTGCTTTATTACCATGCAACGCATGACGTTTCCGCTCAAGCAAATCAACGATATTGCCTGTCGTAACCCTTTTGCCATTCTCAAGTAACTGGATAACCGTATCGCCAATTTCTTCGGCCATGAAGTGGTTTTGTTCTACTCTCAAGGCATCACCCTTTGTATGGTTATAAATATTTTTGTTTTACAACAGGCAGAAGATTAAAAGCAAAACAAAAACATCGTTTAGTGACCCACTTTGATTTTGTGGCCCTCTCAAACGACAAAACCCCACCTGTTACGGCGAGGCTTTGATGATGGTGTTGTGTCAAACCGACCACTTTTAACAGAATACGTATAATTTTACGTACGTAAACTTTTTTTGTAGCCAGATTCACCCCTCAGGTAATCTTCAGTTGAAAAATGCCACCTACAGATCGTAGGTTCCTTACGTATACCCACCAAAACCAAACAAGGAACCTCCATGTCAGCAAAAACACCAAAGAGTGACTGGGATTTAACCGCAACAGAACGTCTCCTCAAGGAGAAGAAACGTCTGGGTATCAGCGATGACGAAATGGCGAAGATACTAGGACTGGACTCATATTTTTACTATGTCGTTGCTGATGAAAAGCCGGACTTTAAAGTTTACGAAATGTCTGGTGAGGTGCAGGCAGCTCTCGATAACGCAGGCTTTGATCTCTTTTACGTACTGACAGGTGAAAACAATGGCGAAAACTATGAAATAATGTTGAGTGCCTTTAGTTATGCCATTGCTGATTTACCCATTGATGAGCAGATGGAAATGCGCGAACTGATGGAGCCTGTATATGAAAAACTGATGAAAGCTACAAATGGTGGGAAGCATTCAACTCATCACTGATAAAGGAAATCGCATGCAAGATGATTATCACCTGCCAGCAATAACCCGACTTGAGCGCGAGGCCCGGCTTCTGGGTATCAAAAAAACAAAGCTGGCTATGGCTCTGGGGCTAAGTGAGCGTGAGTATAACGATATCAGCGACGGCTGGGAGGTGATGAGTATGAGTCGTCTGACTCCGTATGTTTACAGTTTGTTTACTTCGATGAGAATAGATCTGTTTTATGTGCCGACGGGTGTATGTGGTGAAGGGCTATGCGCTGATTGCCGAAAGGCATTAATTCAAATGTATTAGCTCAGACTTGACCTGACACAGCTATGGTATAAACCTAAATCTAATCTGACAGGCAGGTCTGTGCCAAAAGCGGAAGTTTCTAATTTCAATCTGCATTAGATTTGATGATTGCAAATCAGGAGTAGTGTGATTTTTGTCATCAAAGAATTTTTTTGTCGGAAATGGCATGTTTTCTTTTGACCGAACTTATATAATGATTGGCATTGTTGACTTAGCTTTAGGAGGATTGAATGGATATCAACTATGTTGTTTCAAAAATGAAACATATAAATAACCTTATAAACATGGGGGCATTTGATTCTGCCTATGACGATGCAAAGGAGATATTGGAAAGTATAGATAATATAAACACCATCGATGAAAATAAAATAATGATATTATCGAACTTAGCTGGAAACCTTATTGATATCGGTAGTTTTAGCAATATAAAAAGCATAGCAGAAGAAGGCTTAAAGATATTTATAGATAATAAAGATAACATGCTAGTCATAATGAGTAAATCATCATACTACTATAACTTGGCAAATGGCATGGGAGCGGTTCTTGATTTTAATCCTCATGGTGATGCAGATATTGACACTTTCATTAAATTGAACGAAGTAAAAAATAATTACTGGAAATCGTTTAAATTCTCTCGAGAAGAAGGAGGTGCTCGCCCTGAGTTAATGGTAAATCTAGCCAACACACTAAAGAGGCAATATCGTATATCAGAATCAATGGATTATTATGAACAAGCCATATCTATAGACAATTCAATTCCCCAAGCGTGGGTCAATAGATCTGAAGCATTAGAATTGCTTAATGAATTATCTACCACCTATACATATAAAATGATTAAGGAAGTTATTCGAGGCTATGAGTGTGCAATAAAATCAGGAAATTGTATTCCTTCATGGATTACCACTTATCTAAGAAAAATAAAATACAATGAAGGTATATTGAATGAGTTATGCATAGATATCGCAGAGGATATAAATACTGATGAAATACTCACGCGGGAGGAATATGATGCTTTATCCCAATATCAGAGGTTTTGTATAGATAATAAACTAATGCTGTCCGATCATTCTCTATATTGCAATTGTTACGCATCATCTAAAGATAATATAACTATTGCAACCACTGAGAAAGGTGTCTTTGGGGATTTTATTGTGCCAATGGAGATGGTATTAAACAGGCTTAAAGCTGAGTACTCTTTAGCAAGAAAAATGTTTTTCGAATATAAGATTGGCAGTGAGATTTTTGATGAAGATTCTGAAACATGTTTTTCTGAATTGTATAATGGTGAGGTATTGTATGAAAATGTTGAGAAATTAAGGGTAGCATTTAGATCCTGCTTTGGTGTCTTAGATAAAATAGCAGTTGCTCTATGTAAGTTATTTGATTTAAAGCCAGATAGAGGCCATATATACTTTCATAGCTTCTGGCAGGTTCATAATGAGAAAAGAAAGAACAAAATAAACAACGCAAATAATAAAGGATTGCTTGGTTTGTTTAGTATTGCAATGGATTTGAACGATAAAAATGGTGAGCTTGCTTTTTTTAGAGATTGGAGAAATAATTTAGAGCATAAGTTATTAGTTATTCACGAGAAGGGGATGTTAGTAGACTTATATAATTCTTATAGTTTTTTTGATGAAGTGAAATTTATTGAGAAAGAAGAGTTTGAGCAACATCTGTTACAACTTATGAAAATTGTGAAATCAGCAGTTATTCTCTTTGTCTACACAATACGTATAGAGGGAAAAAGAAATATTCCTGATGACGTTTTGACCATGACAAACACTATCGAGAGAAAAATATTATAGCATGCTTTATGAGCGATAGAGCGGTCGGTATTTCTTTATGCTTATTTCTTAGCAATGAAATCTCTTGCTTAATCTTGAGTTATTACAAAGCAACTATGTCGACTCTTCGCTCAAAGCCGACTGTCAGATTTGATTGAGTGCTGCCAGTGAAAACCGTCAGTATCCCTTGGTAATCACACTAATACAATTCGAAAATAGCTAAATGATCTTCCACCTGATGAGCGTTTCCGAATGCAGTTTTTTGCATCCCGAATCCAGTTCAATATGTGAATAACCATCAACGCAAAAGAGGCCACGAAAGGCCCGTGAGCAATGTCGTAAAAACATTCATAAACTGTTCTCCCTTTGTACATACCTGTCCATTTCCAGCTTAACGTCCAGTGCCATCAACATACCCTCGACAACACCCTCGGCACCCTGTAATCGCTTACCTATAGTGCCATCCGAGCATGAATGTTGTCTGGCCAGTGTTATGAACGTCTTTCCCAATACGTAGTAATCAACCAGTAAGTCATGCTGGTCTTCACTGTTTTTTTTCAGTCTCGCCATACAACCGCATATTACCATTGCGTCATCATCACTGCATTGTGGACGGGATTTTACTTTGTTCGGTATCAGCCCCTTAAAGCCAGCGGCAATTGATGGCAGTTCAACGTCTTCGCGGTTATTTACCACCCATGCGCCCCATCGTTCCAGTACCTGCTGAATATCGCGCATTATCACCCCTTACCCATTACCGGAATTACCAGCCCACGGCGGGCAAGCTCAATCACTGTAAGCACTATCGCCTTATTCATTAGCCGCCTGCGTTCTTCTTTTTCCAGGTGGCTGCCATTGTCGATCTCATGGTGACATTCGGGACAAAGAGCAGCGGTGGCGCAGTCATCGGTTTTAATCCCAATGCCTTTTCCCTCGTTCCTGTGAGCGACCTGAGTACCCCATACACCACACAACACGCATCGTTCAATTTGGCCGACGGCTGCCAGCCACTTTTTGCTGCGGTAGATAGTTTTCATTACGCGAATTCCAGTAGCTGCATCGCAACGTTCTCGGCTTCCTGCTGCGATCTGAACTTGTGGCGCAGAATGAAATTCCACAGCACATTGAAGACGTCCTTATACAACTGCCGGAACGTGCCTTCATCCATCCTGGCGAATGCAATAGATTTTGGAGTTCTGCGGCGGGTATTATCAGGAAGGATAACCTCATCATAGTAACCAGCCTGGACAGTCACCCAGGCGCGATAAGGTTCAAATGACTTGAGCAATGCAACGTCCCTTGTACGTAACTGCCCTTCCATCAGCAGAAACTCATCAGCAGCAGCGGATAATACTTCGCCATAACGTTGACCGGACATCTCAACGAGATACCCGACGAAGCGATTTACCAGTTGAAGTTCATCCGGTGATAACGAGCCACCAGCAGGTGTCCAGCAGTCGAAGCCAAGCTGTAGCAGTTTGAAAAAACGTTTGTGGAAGGCGTAATTGCGTACACGTTTAAAATCAGCGTGTATCCACTCGCCAATTTTCACGGAATGCAGAAATTCGCCACTCTCCGGCGTAGCCGGGAGCAGTACCCCGGATGAGGTGTGCTTGACCAGTTGTAATTGCGCCATCGGGTTCTCCGGTGGCGCGACAGGTTGCCAGTTGTTCAGGCTGGCACAGGGATTATAAGCTAACTACTGTGGATTTGTCAGTGTTGCCGGAAGCCCGATTTTCCTGAGAGTTTCGTTAAATAACTCCGTCAGGTCATCACGGCGGATCACCAGCCAGCCGTTACGTTCAACCCAGAATTTGAAACTCTGGAAGGTACACACCACGGAGTCATCCGGAACCTTTTCCGTGGATTTTATATTGCCGTGCTCGTCCAGGTGGATAACCAGCGTGCGGGAGTCACCGAAAATCATGTCATTTTTCTGCTGGCGGATCTCTTCCTCCATGCGGTTAAACTCCGCAATGTAGGCTTCCTTAAACGCAGCCGCTTTTTTTCCCGTAAAGCCCATCACCAGAAAGACAAAGCCGTCTTTGGTCATTTCGTAGGCCGGACGATTCTCACCTTTGGCATCGGTATATTCGACGGGCTGAAAATTCAGCCGGTTAAAAGTCGGAGAACAATCCAATGTTTCCAGCCGTTGAATAACATTTTTGTGTTGTTTACCAAAAAAATTAGCAACTGAAACTGAAGTGGTTACAGGACGGTTGTCGTGAATGGTTATCTCAGGGATAACTGTAGAGATAGGGCTAGTCATGATGACCTCTTTCGGATTTTTTCGAAGTACCACTAACGGAGTGGTGCCGGGAGGTTCGAAACGGCCCAAAAGATACCGCGGACTTATTCCCCTTACGGGTGTTGTATTCGTCGCCCTCCCGACATTAATCGGGGTGTGTTCGCGTAATGCGCCCACAGAATGACAGGCATAAAAAACCCAACACTGTCGGGGTTGGTTCTGACCGCTTTTGGAGAGGTTTCGACGCCTCGTCTGGGAATAATACATGCTTCATTGGTATTGTAAAGTAACTTGCTATTGAAAAAGTCGAGCTGAAGGCTATAGGCTATTTTTGCGGCAATTTTACCGCAATAATCTAAGGTGAATGTTGATGAAAAAAATCGCAGCGATGATCCTGATTCTGGCATTTGGGGCAATGTCAGTGAATGCAATTGCTTGCCCTAAAGGTACACACCCACATGGTGGTACAGGCTCACATCATAAGGGTGGGACTTGTTACTAGTTAAAACTCAGGCCATATTGTTATAAGTATTAAGGGTATTAATTCTTTCACAATCATGGCCTGTCAGATGTTTTTATCTTTCCATTTTTAGAGCGCTCAAAAATCTCTAAAATAGGAGGGGTATTTACTGCTACTGAACGTGCAGTACAACGAAGGAGATAATTATGAGATTATCTATTGCATTTATAGTATTAACTGGCTTGTCAGGTTATGCATGTGCCACGTCAACAATTGACACATACGGTAATACTACCTACTTAGACGACGATGACGGAAATACGACTTACTGTGATTGATTAAAGGCAGGATATCATTGGGTATCCTGCTTTACACATCACGGTGTCCACTTGATTACCCCCGCAGAAAATACAAACTGCCGTTTTTTATTTTTCTTTGTTGGTATTTCAATCACTACTTTATGAGCATTTTCAAATAGATTAGGTTTAAAATATGCAATATGATTATTGTCAGATAAAGTGAAGTAGTAAAATACAAAAATCTCACCATCATTAACCCTTATCAGCCCATCACAAAAAGTTTTCACTTCACAGACAAAAGAATCGTTATTTAAATTCAGGGATACTCCAGTCATTTTTTTGTTATCTTTACTATAAACCACCAATATCGTAATATCTTTTCTGTTTAATCTAGATGACTCTTCATCAGATAAGAGTGCCCGATGATCTTGAGTGTCTCGCAATTCATCTTTATTTACCACATAAATCCAACCATTCTCACAAATGCCACCTATTTGACTGGCAGTGAAACGACACCCTTCATTGAAGATTTCCGCAGAAAACGAAGAAAAAGAAAGAAGCATCAGTGATAAAATAAGAATTATTTTTTTCATAACCAAAGCCTGAAAAAAATTGCTAATGACTACAAATCAACCACCCGCAGCCCGTAGGTGTCAAGCCATGTAGTTATTCTTACCAGGACTAGAGCAAACGCATACTTTGACACCTCACCCATTATGTAGTAACGTTACTACATTAAAGGTTTTATTGGAGGTGCGGAAAATGACTATTACCACTCTATCAAGCCGTGAACTGAATCAGGATATTACCCGGGCCAAAAAAGCCACGCGTAATGGTCCTGTTATTATTACAGCTCGCGGTAAAGCTTCTCATGTTCTTCTGAGCATCGAAGAGTATCAGCGTCTGACAAAGCAACGTCGGAGCATCGCTGATGCGCTGTCCATGCCAGAAGTTTCTGATATTGAATTTGATCCCCCTAACATATCTGTCGGAACAAAACAGGCTGATTTTTTATGATGTATATTCTTGATACCAACGTAGTGTCCGAACTGAGAAAAGCACGAACAGGGAAAATAGATGCGAACGTGGTGGCATGGGCTGAAAGCATGGATGCCTCTGCTCTCTTTGTATCCTCAATCACCATCATGGAACTGGAGTTGGGGATTTTGTCTGTTGAGCGCCGGGATGCAATACAGGGTTCCCTGCTTCGTTCCTGGCTTGAACAGCATGTGTTGCCTGAGTTTTCAGGCAGAACTCTATCCGTTGATATCGCTGTAGCCCTACGTTGTGCCCGATTACACGTACCAGATAAACGCGGTGAGCGTGACGCTCTTATCGCAGCTACAGCACTTGTACACGGTATGACAGTCGTGACCAGGAACGTAGCTGATTTCGAGCCAACAGGAGTGGCGATTATTAATCCGTGGATTTGCTAATCTCCCACCGCAATCATTATTAAGCCCCGTCACTATAGGCTGGTACTACATTATCCAGCCCAGCGTTCTTCTTCCTGTACTTTTTCACACCTGAAATCGTCCAGTACCACCTTCTCCCCGAATGACTTTCCGGCCTCTTTCGCTTTAAAGAACATTTTTTCACACTGCGTCTGAGTCAGCTTTTCCTTAGAAAATCGACACCATCCAATTGGCGGATTTCCGGCCTTGATAATTGTCGCGGTGATTTTGTACACGCGTCACTCCTGTATGTCCATTACTAAAAAACAGCCAGAAATTTAACCTGGTAAAATAAAAGTGACAATCTTCATGTAATGCAGATTTATCCTGGATTTGTCGGTCTGTGATACTATCCTGTTTTAACCACATACCCGTGTTCTTTAGCTATTTCTTCTGCCAGTAGCACATCAGCGACACATCCGTATATACAGGTGGTCTGTATAAAAAAACCTTCACTTTCTTCCCGCAACTGAGGAATATGCATCAACATCCTGTCCACCAGGTTATTTTGTTTTCGTACGCTAAAAATGGTGCCGGTAATAATCAGCCTGGCTTCCATGCCCGCATCCTGATATTCAATTTTCATATGACCTCCGTAGTCAGTGTATTCTGCCGTGCTCAGACCGGCACTCAGGGCAGTCGCACGGTTTATTCATCTCCTCCCTGAGCATCTCCAGTCCGGCAACAAACGAATCAGGAACATATGGCATCCGTAAAATATCGCTGGCGGCAAGCATGGATGAGTCCGTTATCCCTGCCGGACCATCCAGATAAAACGAAAGCAGCCTGCTGATTCCATCACCTCCTGTCGTTGATGTCCGGCTCACTAAAGCAGCAATAACAAGCGGCACACCACTTTCGACACAAATGCCGTGAAGCTCCTTGATTATCTCCTGGATTTTTTCGACAACTTCTGGAGGGGGGTTGATATCTATCATTGCTGCAACTCCTGTAGTAATCGGGTCATTCGGTTCAGTGTTTTTTCATGCTTTTTCGCAGCAATGACACTTTTCCGAACCAGTTCCGCCTGGTGTAACGCACTCCTGAGTTTACGGATAACGCGGGAGATCTCCTTCGGCGTGGGAAGCCTGGTACATCCCGGATGGCTCTCAGTGAGTACCAGGGGGGGTTTATCATCGACCTGCACCGTATCACTTTCAGTACTGGCGTCGATAGCACTCGTTACGTACGGCGTGATTGCTGATTCAGATTCTTTCGGCACGTATTCACGCTCCGGAACGGCTTCAGGTGCTGAGGTCGTTTCAGGTATGCAGTACCTGAATTTACCATCCCGTTTAACACGGCTCAGGCGGCCTTTTCCGGTCGCGTTTGCCAGTGTGGCGACTACCTTGCGGGAGGTGACATCAAACATCGTCGCAAGGTCTTCCGCAGTAAGCGGGCCATTTTCACGGATAGCGTCAGTCAGTTGCTGTTCACCGATTTTAACAGTCATCTCCTTCGATGCTTCCGGCTTCAGCGTTCCGCACTTAACCGTTGTCATCCGGGCTGGCGCAATACCGGACAGCAACCAGTAACCGTTCAGAAATGTCACCGTACCGATTTCCTGCTGTTCGTTCAGCATTTCAAGCGCGTCGCGGGGTTCGATCTTCATCCTTGCGGCAATTTCTCGTGCGCTGGCTTTTTCCATCGCTTTCAGTACATCGAGTACAGTTTCCATAGAATTTTCTCCTGAAAAATTATTTGTGTTGCCTGACGTGTTGCCGCCAGCTTTCCCAGCCAAAAATTACCCAGCGACCGCCGTTCATCCGTAGCCGGTCAGTCACCCGTTCGCCAGCCAGTTTTTTAAGACTGTCAAAGTTCATGTTGGTCAGTATCCCTACTGACTTCATCGACGCAGTACGCCTGTCGACAATCTGGTTCAGGATGACAAACTCGTTTTTCGTATCACGCTGCATACCAACTTCGTCGAGCACCAGCAGGTCAACATCGCAAAGCCCGGCCAGAAATGTTTCCTCGGATTTTCCCGCGTCGTAGCAGGCCCGAACGCCCAGCATCACGTCAGCCAGGGTGACAATCATCACGGTCTTTCCCCGGGCCAGCAGACGATTTCCGATAGCCGCTGCCAGGTGATTTTTCCCGGTTCCCGTCGAGCCGCTGAACACGAAACTGGTAAAATCATCACCGCACAGGTTTTCCGCGATGGATTTTGCCTGGCTCAGTGCGTGGCGCTGTCCGTCATTGACCACCCGGTAGTTCGCGAACGAGCACCTGCGGTACAGCTCACGAATCCCCGAACGTCCGAAAATCTTCTCAGCTCTCGCCTGGCGGTTCTGACGTTCGATTTCCTCGCAGCGTTTCCGGCCTTCGGCAAGCTGCCATCTGCGCCACTCCTCCGGTGTCCGGTACGGCGCGGAAGCAGCAGCGGACTTTGGCGCAAGATTCCTGATACGGGCCAGAATCCCGGTATCTGCGATGTTTTTCATGGCCTGTCACCCCCTGAAACCTGGTGGAATTTCGCTGTCCGGCGGCGGTAAGTCCTGAATCCTCGCCGGACTGTCGCGGCCACGGTTGCCTCCCGGCGGTATGCCGGCACCTGAATCTGGCGCAAACAATCCCCGGTACTCGTTGGCGATGCTGTGCCGGATCACCACTCCCGGCGAAAAACCCTGCTGGCGGTAGTCGTCCAGCTTCCGGATAAGCCCGGTAGCCCCCTGTGGTGTTTTTACGGGCTTACCCAGCGCACGGCGGAACGCCACCCACTCGGACCACAACGGAGCCGGGAGCCAGTCTGGAAGACCGACGCTCAGCGGGTTGAATTTTTCAGCCCGATTTTTTTTCACGGATTTTTCCCCGTCGACCACATCCCCCTCGCAAGGGAAGGGTTTGGGTTGGGTTAGATCTTTTAGATCTGTTTCTTTTTCTTCCTCTTCCTCTGGTAACGCTTTTCGATCGCTTTCTGTAACGCTCGCAGCGTTACATTTTCTGGATGTTTCACGTACTTTTGTAACGCGCTTATTTGTAAGTGCCCGTTTTTTCGATGATTCTCCGTTATGGCGTTCAAAATTAGGGATCGACAGTTTTCCATCAGATTCCGTAAGCCAACCGACACTAATCAGTGCATCAGCAAAACCAGTCGCAAATGTGATACGGTCTATTGCGTTTTTTGTAACGCTCGCAGCGTTACAGTTTGCGTTACCATCGATAGTCTGCTGGTCAGCCCACACCCAAAGCCGTATTAACTTGCCCAGAACAGCATCCGGATCGAGCGAAAGACGCTCAGCCAGATGGTAGATTTCCGGTTTATCAGGTGTGATAACTTCGACCTTTATCCAGTTAGAAGCCATTTTGTACTCACTTTGTAACGCTGCCAGCGTTACGGTTTTGCTTTTCACTTAACAGGGAGTCCAACAATTTCCCGTTATCAAACGATGTAAAGCTGCATGAATAGATACTCACTGTCCCAACCTATCCTGTGGTGCCGAACCTCCTGACGGTGTTAGCTTGCTGATTCCCCAACCAACAGAACCGAAGGAGGTTCGACAGTGAATTTTTGTGTAATCTATTTCGCGAGCGAAGAGGAGTTCATTTCGTTCTGGAAAGTAACCCCCAACGCCACACCAACTCCCTCATATGAAAGATGGCTGGCTTCCTTCGACTCCCAGGTACGACAAGCTAAAATGCAGGGGCTTACCGTCGTTAAAGTAAAGGCCGATATTGATGACTTTCTCGCCTTCTGCCGTGAAAGAAATATCGCACCCGACGGTAGCGCCAGAAGAAGCTATGCAGTGCATAAGGCAGGTTTCGATTCTTGACATCATCAGTTCTGCGGACATTGGCTTTTCCTACCGTTTGAAAAATCAATCATTCTTCTTCTCCTATGAAAAAGAGTTCCAGGCCGCCCTGTTCGCGGCCTTTTTCTTCTACGGATTACCCCTGCCGTAAAGTAGCGGGGCCATCGCGAGCGCGATCAGTCTGTCTGCCACCACCGCCAATACTGGACAGAACGGCACGCAGCAGATCGTCAAATGCGCGATTGAGTTCTTCCCGTGCACGAATAACAGCCCGGTATTCAATCGAGTCTGCAAACTCCATTCTCAGGCGCAGAAGTGGGGGGATCTCTTCAGATATGGCTGGAAGCAAAAGCTGAATTTTACGGCGCTGTTCCGGTGTTTCGCCGGACAGCCATCGATGGAAAATATTTTGCTGGTTGCGCCAGCTTTCATGGCGCTGACCAACCGGATCGGTGATAAGCGTGAGGGGCAGTTCTTTCCCGCCCTGTCGAATGTATGTCGCCGCGATCATGCTGGCGACATCCTCCTGGCTGGATTCAGCCGCCCATGCGAGCAACGCACACCGGATGTTTTCGTGCCTGATTATCATAAATCAACCTCCCGGCGCTGATTTGCGGTAGCCTGTATTTCAGGAGGAAGCCCGTCAGTAGGGTTGGGGTAAGTGGAGCTATCAATTTCATGTGGCGTAACTCGCCAGCCGGTACTCTTACTCCATAAAAGCGTGTTTCTGCCAGTTAGTCTGGCCCTGCCATTCAATACGTGGCTTACCATCCCCTGACTGGCACCAACTTTATTGCCGAAATCTCGCTGACTTAAGCCAGAATTCCTCAAATATTCACCAAGCTTCATTAAAGTGTTCCTCGTTGTTCTGAGACACAATCAATAACATAGTTATTTTTATATGTAAATAACGAAGCTATTTCAAAATGATTAGCAATACTATTAGAATGTTGGATATGAAGAGAAAAAACTTATCTGAACAAGACATTGAAGCTGCACGCAGGCTAAAAGAAATCTGGAACTCTCGTAAGGATTCGTTAGGACTTACTCAGGAGCGAGCTGCTGAAATGATGGGCTTTACAACTCAGGGGGCGGTCAGCCACTACCTGAATGCCCAGACACCGCTAAACCTTGAGACAGTCCTGAAGTTTTCAGCCTTGCTGAGGGTTTCCCCTGAAGATATCAGACCTGATATGACAGGTCTGATTAATGTCGCACGCAAATATACTCCCGAAACCTCAAGTGAAGAGGATGCTGGTCAGCCTGAAACTGATATACAAAGCAGGGCAATGGCTACGTCGGTGTACAGAATGAAAAAGCTGCTGGAACAAACTGGCTGGAGCCAGTTCGAGCTGGCCCAACGCATGGGTATTAATTCGCAGGTGGTTCGACAATGGCTCATCGGAAAAGCAGCCCCCAACCCTGTAAATCTTGACAAGCTGACTGAAATTACAGGGTATCCATCCTACTGGTTTATGTTGCCTCCAGAAGAAACAGATCAGATTTCTACACCTGATGCAATGAGGATTGGTCCCACTCAAAGAGCACTATTAAGAGTATTCAACGCTTTTCCTAAAGAAGAACAGGAAAAAATTCTAAAGGAAATGACTGAGAAAAAAGAAACAATGGAAGAACTTGTTGCTCGCTGGATCAAGGCTCAAAAAAATAATCAGTCGTAACAACGATACGACGACAACATCCCCATTTGATTTCTAGCAGGGGTGATAATAATGATCAATAATGGTTATTATTATCACCCTATCTTTTTTGTACATAATTTCATCTACGCGATCTGAATCACATTCATCGCCCACTGGCGACTCGCCATCATATCGATTCAATGTAGCTCCCCCTCTCTTTCTGTTGCCCATACAAAATAAAAATAACATTGGTATTGACAATAAAAATAGCGATGTTATTTTTAAATTAGCAACCCACCCTAACGGATGGGACAGTCAGCAAAGCTGGCGCGACAGGTAAACGTTCCGCCGAAGGGCGTAAAACAGCGCATAAAGATTCAGACACTGTGCATGAAAGAAGCTGCTGCTCTTGCATCCAATGGTCAGATGAATTGGGACAATCAGCCCCGGAAGCAACCGGGAACACAACGCGAAAGCGCATTACGCACAACCTCTAACCTCATAAGGTTTGTCGTTAAATCCAATGCGATAGTGCGCTTCCGGTTGCGACCAGGACCGTGACATTGCTGTGTGTTGTGTTGGCGGTATCGGCATTTCCCTTGCTGATACCGTCCTTTTTAAAACGAATTTTGTAGTGCGGTGAATGCGGCTATGCGCACGCGACTCAGTTAAGAAGAACCTCGTGTTGGTTGTGGGTGTTTTGTAGTCGGCGTTAATTGTTAACTGGTTAACGTCACCTGGAGGCACCAGGCGCCGCACCACAAAGTTCGTTGACGGTTTAACGAAGGTGAGAAAGATGATGGATGCAATACTTGCGAAAGAAAATGGGTGGCGTTATAGTTCCCAGGCACCTCATAAAACGGGTGCCGGGATTGGAACCCCGTTGACGACCATAGCGCATAACCGCGCCTTTGCGGTTTTTTTATGCGTTAAGCACGGCCACATTCGCATTATGGTGGGGCGTGCAGGGCAGCCGCAAGGCTGGCCGGTTCCTATGGTCGCCGGTAGTTCCAACCCTGTACGTCTCACCACCTATGAGTTTGGAACCTCACGTGGTGAGTTTATAAAACTGACCATAGAGGATGCCATCATGGCTACTATCCCCGCTCTTGCTCACCCTGAAATTACCATTATTAACGGTCAGGCTGTTACTTCCTCTCAGGCTATTGCTGACTACTTCACTAAACGTCACGCCGACGTTATCCGTAAAATTGAATCGCTTGAATGTTCTACCGAATTCAGCCAACGCAATTTTGCGTCGGATGAATATACCGATGAACAGGGTAAGCGTCGACCTGCCTACCAGATAACCCGCGATGGCTTCGCGTTCTTGGCAATGGGCTTTACGGGAAAAAAAGCCGCCGCGTTCAAAGAGGCTTACATCGCCGAGTTCAACCGGATGGAAAACGAACTGCTCCTTTCGTCAGGCTGCTTAATCAAGGGGGACTCCTGCACTGTTGTTGTCCACTTTGATGAAGCCGGAAATGTTATATCTACCGAACGAGTATCAGATGATGCCGTGGTGACAACTATCAGTCAGTTTAAATTCTGGATGGAGAAAAATGGCTGGCTGGTTATTCATCGCGACGATATACGGAAGATGACTGTTGAGCAATTAGTTTCGTTGAAATAATGCAGAACGTCAGGAGGGTTGATTATGATTACCCATCACTACGGCACCGATAATATTCCCCGCAAGGATGTTAAACCAGGTGCATTTGTAAAATATAAAGACCGTACTTATCTCGCATCAGCAAATGTCACTAAGGGATTGTACATTAATAATGTTTACGAGAAGACCCTGATTAGAAGCGATGAAATTGAGGTTTATCTCAATCAGTATGGTAAGCCACTCATGCGTAATGGTGACATATGAAAATCAAATGCGCCTATCATCTTTGTAATAAAGAGTTCGAAGAAAAAGAAGGTATAAACAAGCCACTTACGTTTATGCGGGGTGTTATCTATACAACCGAAAACAGAAAATATTGTAGTGAACAATGCGCCGAGCATGACCAGATGGCACATGAACTTTAATTACTGACCAATATATCTAAACCATGAAAACATGCCAGCAATGGCAGGACCTCACTCACCCTGAAAAAGGAAACGGAAATGGAAAATAAAATACCTGAAGAATCTGTATTGCAGGAACTCAAAAAGCTCACCACCCGTATATTTCAGCTATGCGTTGAAAATAACATGCCAGTTGTTATTGGTTACTCATATGAGTTAAGCAGAAATGAATATGGATATTCAACAAACAAATCCATAACAGCATATGCAGATGAAGAAAAAGGAGCATGGAACTCCACGATAGCAGCCGCAGTCATGATGCTCAGAATGAAGGAAGTCCCTAAAAAAGCTATCCACACGATGGCAGAAATGGCCGCCGCCTGTGAATTAGTTCGGGCAATGTCTGAGGATTCAGATTCAGAGGAAAAAAGCCTGCATTAAATGCAGGCGATTCCCCGGTTTTACATCCCGGCGATGCTGAGGCAGGCGACCAGCCTTACCAACAGAGACATATCCAGTGAGCATTCGTAGAGGGACGTTCACTGTCTTCAATAATTTTAATCTTAATTGGGGTTAAAAAACAATGAGTGACAAAAAAGAAGATTTTGCACTGTATTGCCCTGTTAAAAATGAAGAAGCCAGAAAAAGACTTGGAATAAAAGCGGGCTTCTTCTGGGTTACAGTAAAAAAACTGTCAGTAGCTGTTTCCCGCTGTATCGCAGCAATGGACGGTAAGGGTTATGACGAAGATGATTTTAAAAAACCCGTTCGTGTCAATTTCCCTGTAGTTAACGATCTGCCCTCTGAAAACGTATTTGATACTGAATTCTGTAACCGTTACGAAAAAGGCGGTGAGGACGGTATTACTATGACACTGATCCCAGGTATGGTTCCTGCCGATCAGTTCCACGAAAAAACAGCGGAAACTCCCCATACCAGTACCTCAGACAATACAGACACAGAAACTGGCGATAATGTTGCTGGCGATACTGCTCACCTCCCCGCTTACGCTTATAACGTCAACGGTGAACTGATGGCGGACATTGAGAAAGAAATGTCGCAGCCTGTTTCAGGTCTGGCTCTCCCACTTCGCTATCTGGCTCAGAGCGATACTGATTCAGTTCAACACCAGATCACACCGGAACGCCTGCGGGAATTGCACTCACTGGAGATGGACCCGGACAGCCATACAGGTTCGATTTTGCTCGCGCTCCAGAACCGTAAAGCACAACTGGAAAAACTGGATACCAAAAATCTGCACTCGCTGGCGTCGTATATCGGAAAAGTATTCCCTAAGGGTAAACAGCCTCAACTTAATGATCTTATCAATTTCATCGATGCCGTCGTATCTACTGAACACATTGACCGGGGCCTGCTGGTTAAAGAGTGGGCTAAAGGCAACCGCATTTCACATATTGAGACCGCCACAAAGTCAGAACAGGGAACATCAGCGCAGTCGCCGGAACCGAAGGTGCAGAAAACCCCGACAGCCCAAGCGATGGAAACAGCACGTCCGTGCCGTAGCGAAAAACCAACATTCAGGACGATTAACTATGAAATTGGTTGCGGTCTCTATGATGGGGATCTGGATCTGCAAAATTTACGACCGGCACTGGATTTTGCAAAACGCGTAATCGCAGAAAATCGAGAGGACTGGAGGCAATGGTCGATCACGGCAGGCATTATCCCCAACATCAAAAACTATGACCGCCAGTCCATTATCGACATGTTACGCAAAGCGCCAAAAGTCGTACATAACGGTAGCCCAGAGTTACGCCGCACCTGGTGCGAGAGTTTCCTGGCGGTTCATGGCGTTATTGATCCTGACTGGTATGAGTATGTACCAGACGGCACGTCAGCTACCCATGAAGAAAACGTAGAGAAAATTCGCCAGGCGGGCAAATTTCTGCGAGATATTGAGGCTGGGAGAATCAACTGTGGTGAAGAAGAACCTCAATCAGAAGACATACTGGCAGATGGACAAACAGCGTCTGAAACAGTGGAACCGGACACAACTGAATCGCGTCCGGACCCGCAGCCGCTGGATGCTGAGCCATCTCTAGAAAGCGATCCCCCCCCTGCGTGAACACGTCAGCGAACAACTGGCAGCAGAACGCGGTGATTTCGTTCCCGGCATCAGCGACCCGAACGATCCTAAGTGGGTTCGTGACGACTACAGCGCCTCAAATGAGGGCGAAAAAACGGAAGTGGCTGCTGACGACGCCACTGATACTGCTGATTACGTTGACCATTCAGAAGAATTTTCGAGCCAGCCTGAACCAGAAACGAGCCATTCTGAACCAGTCGCAGACCAGAACGAACCGGAAACGCCGGAAACTGAACCAGAACCACAATCACATGTGCCGGATGATATTCAGCCAGGTATTTATTTTGGTGTCACCAACGAGGCGTATCACGCTGGCCCCGGCGTCAGTAAATCACAGCTTGATGATATTGCCGTTTGCCCTGCCTTCTACCAGTGGCGCAAGTCTGCTCCCGTTGATACCGAGAAAACAAAGGCGCTGGATATGGGAACGGCCCTGCACTGCCGTCTGCTGGAGCCGGATGAATTTAAAAAACGCTTTATTATTGCACCGGAATTTAATCGTCGGACAACGGCTGGTAAAGAAGAAGAAAAAGCATTTCTTGAAAGCTGTGAAAATTCCGGCAAAACAGTCATGACCTCCGAAGAAGGTAGAAAACTGGAACTTATGTATGGAAGTGTAATGGCACATCCAGGATGCCGGGCGTTACTTGAGGCTGAGGGTAAAACAGAATCTTCTATCTACTGGACAGATACGGAAACAGGAGAATTATGTAGGATTCGCCCGGATAAATTTCTGACGAATAGTCCTTTAATTCTTGATGTTAAAAAAGTGGCAGATATGAGTCGTTTTGCACGCCATGTAGAAGAGTTCCGCTACCACGTACAGGCAGCCATGTATTGTGAAGGCTGGAAGGCTTATTCAGGTGAAACACCAAGATTTGCATTTCTTGCCGTCAGCGAAAGTATTGATTGTGGAAAATATCCGGTACATCTCTACATTCTCGAAGACGAACATCACGATATTGGCTATTCCCTTTTTCGTAGAGATTTAAATACTTATCACAAATGTAAATCCTCAAATAAATGGGGTTGGGGATTTGAGATTATTGAGCGTCCATATTGGGCAAGGGGTTAAATATCATGAGTAACGACATTATAAATCCTTTTGGAAATAACGGACACCAGGATAATAACGTTAACGGGCTTGTGGCTGTTGAGCAACAACGTGCCATGCAGGAAGTTCAGGCTGCACTTGTTGTTGCGAAAAAATTTCCCCGTGATGCTATTCATGCAATGGATCGTATTCTTCAGGCCTGTACCCGCCCCACCCTTGCTGAAGGTGCGCTTTATTCTTATGGACGTGGAGGTACGGAGGTTACTGGTCCCAGTATTCGGCTTGCAGAAGCAATTGCGCAGAACTGGGGGAATATTCAGTTCGGAATCCGGGAACTGGAAAATAAAAACGGGGAATCAACTGTTGAGGCGTTTGCATGGGATGTTGAAACCAACACTCGCCAGGTAAAAACATTTACTGTTCCACATATCCGCTACTCAAATAAGGGAACAAAAAAACTCGCCGATCCTCGTGATATTTACGAAGTAGTAGCCAGCCAGGGGGCTCGTCGGCTTCGTGCATGTATTCTCGGTGTTATTCCTGGTGATGTAGTGGAGGCTGCGGTTAAGCAGTGTGAGTTAACGCTGAATACCAGCCTTGATCTGACACCAGAATATTTGCAAACCATGATCAAATCATTTGAGAGGCTTGGCGTCTCAAAAGAACAGGTTGAAAAACGTATCCAATGCCGAATTGAAGCTATAAGACCAGCGCAAGTCGTACAGTTAAAAAAAATATCTGCCAGCATAAAAGATGGCATGTCGTCACCTGCTGACTGGTTTGAGCAAGTCACACCAACAAAAGAAAAAGCCAACGACCTGAACAATATGGATATCAAATAACGGAGGCTGGCGGTCACTGTCCGCCTGAAATAACGATGAGTAAATGGAAACGAGCGGAAATACTGATAGTTCGTCAGTGCGCCGGAAAAATGAAAGTAGCAACTATCGGTCAGTTGATTGGCAGAACAGGCGGCGCGGTACGTGCAAAAGCACGTGAATTACATATCTGTTTGCGCCTACGCGGGGATTGTCACCAGTCAGTTAAATATCCATATAGCGTTGTCGAAATGGCGCGTGAACTGCACCACAAAGGCACACGCCGCCAGGATATCGCCGAAATGCTGGAAATGAAAGTCGGCACGGTTAACCAGTACGTCTATTTCGACCGGAGGGTATCAGTATGAAAACGGATACCGATGGTTTAACCATGAATCAGCTTGCAGAACGTAATGCCGGGCACGTAGCTACCGTAGCGGCACTGGAAGCCAGATGCGCGGCGCTGCTGGATGAACTGGATACAGCACAGCATACGGCAGCAGTAGACCACGAAGCGGCGTGTTCTTTGGTTGAAGAAAACGAAGAACTGAAGCGTAAACTCGAAGCCGAAAATCAGCGCAATACCGCACTGACAGCGAAGATAGAGCCAATGGACCGCCGCATAGCAGAACTCGAACGCAGCGAGACGCAGCTTATCAATGAGCGTGATAGTGCTGAATCTGCCCTGAATGATGCCTACAAAGCCGTAATGGGCCAGGCTCCAGAATGGAGTAACTGGTTTAGCTTCGAGAATGCGATAGATGAAATTGAGTTGGTGTGCGAGCTATGGCGCAACCAGACCGATGACGTTATCCAGTTCCGCCAGCGTATTCAAGAACTGGAGGAAAAACTTGAAACTGCCGACAGTTTGCAGGATGGCACATTCCGTGACGGCCTGAAAGCCGGGTTCAGCTATGGGCAGACAGATGACCAGTCCGGGTTCACGCAGTGCATGTCCGCGTATAGCAACGCTGGCATCAAGGCTAAGGAGTCGTGATGGCCAGAACGACGCGTGAGCGCATGAACAACAAACACGGTCATCACTATCAGCGCGATGGCTCAATTTATATATGCCATATCTGCGGAACGGCAGAACATCTTAACGGTAACTTTTGGTGGGCGTGGCGTACTGAGACAAAATCTCTTGGGTGGCACCACGGGTGGAAAACAGGTCGTAAAGGGTGGAAAGCATTCTGTCGGGAGAATGCCGCAATCACAGTTGAAGAACACCTCAAAACAGACCCGCCATTTGAGGACCAGGCTGACGCCAACTGGCATGTTGCAGAAGAATTAACCTACTGGACGAATTAACCATGAAAACCCAAATTGCAGAAGCAAAGATTCTCGACAACAACGGCACCTACTTTATCAACGGCTCCATCCTGCCTGTTTATTTGAATGAAGACGGCGATACATACCTGATTGAGGAATACGAGAAAGGTGAGCCTTGCGAACACATTATTAAAGACCTGTTCGCTGATGGTGTTCTGGTTGCTGTCAATCTAATTGGCTACAACTGAGGACTGACCCATGACAACTAACAAACTAACAGACGAAACGCTGAGCGCCTGGAAAACTGAGGCGAAAATTTCACTGGGTGAAACGGCGAGGGATTCGGTGGAGTATTCCCACCACGAAGCGATCCTGGCCTTGGTAACAGAGATACAGGAACACCGGAAAGCGGCGGCAGAGCCAGTGCTGTACGTAATGGGGATGGGGTATGCATTTGACGCCGAGACAGCGTCAACTTGCAAAGGGGCCGTGGACTCCTGGGTAGGCGAGTGGAACCAAGAGCGCCTACCAGGACAGGAGGAATACAAAACCGTACCATTGTACACCGCCCCGCCAGCGTCAGAACGCGAACGTATTCGCCGTGAGCACGCTGAATGGTCTGATGACACATTCGGCGATGTTGGCCCCATCGGTCCACTGAAACACCTCTCGAAAGAAGCATTGGAAGCCGCTGCCGACCCATCAGACCTGCTTGAGTGGGCTGATATGCAGCTCCTGTTATGGGATGCGCAGCGTCGTGCTGGTATTACTGACAAGCAGATTACCCAGGCGGTGAAAGAAAAGCTGGCGATAAACAAAACCCGCCAGTGGCCTGAACCGAAAGACGGCGAGCCGCGGCTGCACATCAAAGAGCAGCCAGCGTCGGTAGTGCCGGATGATGTTCGGCAGGAGCTTCGCAAAATGGACGATGAAATCATTGCAGAGCTTGACGCTGAAGAAAGCGTCTGCCGCGCCTCCATGCTTCAGGGAAAATTCCGCGATTTATCACAACCAGTAGACCCGCAGGTTGCCGAATATGAGCAAATCATGCTTCAGGCTGGTTGGGTTGTGGTGCCCGTCGAACCAACGGACGAAATGATAGCGGCAGCGATGGAATGCGATGATGTGGTTTTCGACAGCAAAGATCCAACCGCATTCTGTGTTCAATATCGGGAAATATATTACGCGATGGTTGATGCCGCACCAAAACCGGAGGGAAATAACAGATGAACTGGCCTGACTCATTTTTATATGTCGGATAGCGTGGGCATTTGCATATGCAATAACGCGCATCTGAATAATTAATTAACGGTAAAAACGCTTTTAAACACCGCTCACGCGGCGGGATTCGTGCAGCCTGAATGAGGGAGGTAATTGCGGCATGAAGAAGTCTGTCTGTATGTTCTGCGGCACCCCTGCCCTCCTGCTTTGTGACGGGATCATCGGCTGGGATGCCGATGAGGACAAACACGGGCACATGACAAAATGTCGTGGCACGTTCACCTGCAACGCGCCAATGTGCCGAAACTGCGCTACATGGCATGGCAATATCTTCATCGACGGAAAGATTCGGATGATGGATACACGCGACCTTTGTCCGCTGTGTCAGAAGCAACACAAAGCAGGTGAACACATACGCGTTGCAGAACACAGGAAGCATTCTGTACTACCGCAACCGTGTCTTACCAAAGAGCAGGCTGCGATTATTCGCGCCGCACATTGGGCTGGTTTCGCTAACAGCTATACCAGAAGCATAGAAATACTGAAAGGTGACGGGCAGCAATCCTTTGATTTTTGAACCTGATTATTAGTAATCAACCCCGACCGCCCTCCACGCTTTATAGTTGGTGGCGGTCATGCAGGAAGGAGACATGACCAATGTATAAATTCACATTGTCACCTTTGGAAATAGCAGAAATTACTGGCTATCAGCGTTACACCCACCAGCAGCGACAACTGCGGTGCCACGGAATCCCATTTACTACAGATGGGAAAAACAGACCGATTGTTTTACGCAAACACCTGACGCCAAACATGACTGAATTACCAAAGGTTGACGAGTATGTTGAAACTGAGCCCAACTTCGACGCCATTTATGGGAAGACCACGCAAGAATCCGAAAGATAACCAACTGCCCCCACGTGTTACCAGAAATAAGTACAGTTACGTCTGGAAACCGAAGGGAACGAAACTCAGCATAACATTGGGAAAAATTAGTGATACCACCATGTCTAAAATCTGGCAACGCTATGAAGAAGAAAAGGCAAAACGTCATGATGTGATGACGTTTGCGAAATTATGGTCGAAGTTTCTGGACAGCCCAACATTCACCGAACTGGCCATTCGGACTCAGGATGACTACCGGCAACACCAGAAAAAGTTACTGGCGGTATTTGGGAAGATGAGAGCTGACGATATCAAGATAGAGCAGGTTCGTATTTATATGGACAAGCGCGGAGTGACCAGCAAGAACCAGGCCAACCAGGAAGTATCGAGCATGTCTCGCGTATTTGGGTGGGGTTTTGAGCGGGGTTATGTCCGTAATAACCCATGCAAAGGGATTAGGAAATTTACTCTGGTTGATCGTGATGTCTATATTCCCGATGAGGATTACCTGGCAATTTATGAACATGCTCGCGTAGAGGTTCAGGTTGCAATGGAAATATCGTATTTGTGCGCGGCGCGCGAAGGTGACGTGTTTGATTTAAAAATTCCAGATCTCCGAGCTGATGGTATTTTCATTGAGCAGAACAAAACAGGCAAAAAGCAGATCAAGAAATGGACGCCACGTTTACAGGCAGCAATCTCCCTAGCGAGCAAGCATTTTGCGAACAAGTCCGCAGCCGGTTACGTTATTCCCTCGCCCAGCGGTGGAAAAATGAATAAGAAAACGTTCAACACCTGGTGGAATAACGCCAAGAAGGCCGCAGCCTTGAAACTTGGCAGGCCGATTCAAGGAACTTTCCACGATATAAAAGCTAAGGCAATTTCAGATTATGAGGGAAGCAGTAAAGAGAAGCAGCTATTCAGCGGCCACAAGACAGAAAGCCAGGTAGTAACTTACGACAGGAAAGTGAAGTTATCACCAACTTTAGACATCCCACCATTAGCTAAGGGAGATTAA